CAACGGGCGTTGTCAATGCATGCGGCGCCACGAATGGACAAGTTCTCTACGACAATGCGGGAGCATGCGGTGGCGCCACGGTCTTGCTCGGGTCGTCGGCGAGTGCAACGCTTGCTGCGGGTGAGATTGGTCTTCCTAAAATAACCGCATCAGGATCGGCGCCCGGCGCGGGATTCGCCAAGTTCGAGGCGGTGTGCGGAACGAATGCCGGAACTGCAAAAGTCATCATTTACGCCGGGACCTCGACGACGCCGGTCACCGTAGTGGATAACATCGGATCGGGAGTCTCAGGATGTTGAACATCAGACCCCTATCCATCATCGCAGCACTGCTGTTCGGCTCGCAAAGCTGGGCCGCGGGTCCAATTACTCAGGCCGTCAATGCGCCTGCGCAGGCGGTCGGCAACCTCACAGCCCGCACAGTCAACTTTGCGGCGACAGGCGACAACGCAACGATCACCGTTCCCGCGTGGGTGACAGCGTATGTGGTGACCAATATTAGGGTCACGAATTGTTCCGCAACACCCGTGCTTGCTCAGGTAGGACTTTGGACCGCCGCTGGCGGGACGGGCACGAACCTCGTCGCGGCCGGTACGGTCACGGGAGCGACCTCAGCGGCAATCATCCTGCCGATGACGTTGGCCGGTACGGTAGCCACGACACGGCTGACGGCGGCCTCTCTGTTCGTGCGTATCACGGTCGCGAATGCGACGGCGCTCACCTGCGATGTGAACGTCAACATCCAGGATTTGTCATGAGAACGGTTCTGGTGCTGCTCTCGCTTATATGGGCCGGTCACGTCATGGCGCAGTTCAATCGCCCCAGCATTGGACCTGGATCGCTGGTGCCGATCGGGCCGAGCAGTAGCGCAACGGGATCGAGCGGCGGCGGTGGCGGGGGCGGTTGTTCCAACGCGCTCGACTTTTCGCAAGCCTGCAACTCCCAATACTTCGTCCTATTGCTATGGTGAACAACATGAAGCAATCATTGTTTGGGTTACTCGCCGTACTGACGTTGTTCAGTCACGCCATGGCGGCCGACAATGCCGTACAGATCACCGGCGGGTCAGGTACTACACCCGCAACCAAAGATATTGGCGGTGGCGTTCTGTCACCTATGGTCACGCCAGCCGCGGCACTTATTACCGGCGCGGCATGGAATTCTGGTACAGCCGTAAATACATCACAGGTAATCTGGAATAATTCCGGATCGCCGGCTATCAGCGTGCAATTGATTCAGACGAGCACGATTACGGTTGGAGCCGTCACCTTCGAGGGCACATACGACGGTACCTATACTGACGGATTGGCAGGCGCGCCAATTATCATCCCCGTTCAATTCTTCATGGCCGCGCAGTCCGCTTGTCTAAATCGCACCAACCCTTATACGCTGGTTGCAAGCACCGATGAGCCCTTCGTAATTTTTACGCAGGGTTATCGCAGCATTCGTATAAGACTGACGACTGCGATTACCGGGTCGGGTTCTGTCACGCCGTTCATTCAGCACCTCCCTGTCAAGCCCTATGATCCGACCTTGTGCAATACAAGCGGTAATGTGGCATTTACGGCAGGAGGTTGGACGCCGAAATGGTTCGTTGCTGCGAACAACGACAATGCGACCAACCTCAAGCCGTCCTCTGGCATAGTTCATGCCGTACAGGTATTTGGTATAGGTTCCGCCCCAGCTTGGTTGAAGTTTTACGACAAAGCATCATCTCCGACCTGTGCCAGCGATACAATTGTTAAGCAAATTATGATTCCTGCGGCCTCGACTGCTGCCAACGGCGCCGGCGCGATAGGAACCGTGATCGATGCGCAATTCTCGACCGGTATTAGCTATTGCGTAGTGACTGGCATTGCAGCAAACGACGATACATCGCCGGCGGCGGCTACGTTTGTGGTAAATATTGATTGGAAGTAGCAATGAACCGCTCCCTCTTCGCCACCGGCTTTGCGCTCCTTCTGCTTGGCGTGGCGCTCGTGCAGCCGCGCGCGCAATTGACATTGACGGGAGTTGGTGGAGCGGGGAGCGGAATTGCGGCTTTTCAGGGTCCCGGCGATGTTGTGGGAAGCGCTCTAACATTTTGGGGTGCACAGGCATACACAGCAGCTTATGCGAGCGGCGGAGGATTGGCGTTCAATGTCTGTCTCGTTGCAGATGCATCTTGCGGAGACCTTGTTTTTAATTCATCAGGTACCGTTGTCGATGGATTGATAGGCGCATCTCATTGCAGCGTCGTTACGTGCACAATCAAGACCGCCTACGATCAGACAGGAAATTCTAACGATGCCACGAACCCCACAGAGGCCACGCGTCCGACCATTTTGTTTAATTGTCAGAACGGACACGCGTGCATGGTGTTTGCCAGCGGCAGTTTTTTGACGAAGGTGGCATGGAATGGGGGCGTGTCCGTCTCTCAACCATGGACGGTAAGCGTTTCCTACAAAGATACTGCAACAGGAGCGTCCGGAGGAGCACTCGTTGCCACGAAAACAGGTGGGACTAACGCAGGTCTATACTTTTATAATACACCTGAAAATTCCGCTTTTTGCGGATCTGATTTGTTGAAAGCATCGACAAGTGGTGCTTGGCATGCTGCTACGGCGGTAGGGAATACCTCGCCGAATGCGGCAATAAACGTAGACGGAAGCAACACCACGGGTAACTGTGGCGCTTTGGCTTTGGCGCAGAATGCTATCTTTATAGGAAATGACGGAAACGGGAGCAACTATGTTGGACAGATAAGCGGAGCTGGGGTGTGGGGTACTAATTTTTCCAGCACGCAATCGTCAAACGTGAGTGCAAACTACCATACATTTGGCGGGTTTTGATGTGGCGCGCTATATTAGTTAGCTTGTTTGTTTTAGGTGCGCTTCAATCTTCATTCGCAGGAGGAAGAGGCGGCCATAATACAACATTCGATCCAAATCTTTACGGAGGCCCGACTAACGTCTCGTGCATAACTTCGTCGATCGCTGGAAAATGTAATACGGGTTATGGAGCGACTTGCAATGGAACCGATTCTGATGCGACAGCATGGGCATCATGGGTCAGCGCGTCGATTGCGGCGAACCCAACCAAGGCCGTATTATATATTCCTCCCGGCTCTAATTGCATCCTCGACACAACAGGCACACATTTCTGTATAACGAGTGATTGTTCAGCGCATAATTTATCTGGAATTACAAACGCAGATATTTGGATGTATGGGGCGACAATCCAAAATGTGCAGTTTGTTGGTGGATTCGGATTTTTCGATAATAACACGAACAACGCTTTAATAAATACCGCCAGTGCGGGAGATTCAACAGTAACCGTCAATGACGGAAACATTGGTAGGTTTTCAGTCGGTCGGTGGATTACGATCACCGCTCTTGGGTTGCAGTTGAATGGGTTCCCGCCTAATTTTCAATTTTTTGAATTCAGGTTGATAACGGCGATAAATGGAAGCGTAATAACGCTTAGCAGCATATTAGGCAATTCATATAAATCGACATATCCTCAATTGTCTACTGGCGGCCCATCCAGCATTAATTTAGGCGGACCAGCGATGATTTACTTGCTAGAGCCATCATGGAATACGAATGTAACCATCAGGGGCGGAACGATATATAGCGCAGGACAGGTAACGTTTCAGGGCAGGACAATTGTAGCCCAAGATGTATCTATATCAGGTGTCGGTACGGACCCGACGGTTTCGCAGTCTATATTTTTTAGTGGATGCGAATTGCTGGCGTCGGAAATCGATAAAGAAATAGAATCACTAAATATTACGCGATGCACTGGAGATCAGTTGACTATTCAAAGCGCTTCCGTTGCTGCACTAAATATATCGAATTCAAATTTTCGTGGTGCTTTAGGAGGGACTGTTCTAAATACAAATATTGTCAACACTATCTTTTCGCCTGGCGGTCCAAATAATGGCATCCGTGCTGGGTCAACATGTTGTGGGAGAAGCAATAGTATATCACTTGATGGCGTGACGTTTCCGACTGCTTTGACGAATTTTCATCATATTGATTTGTCGTCATTATCTTTTGCAGCTGGCACCTTTACAATATCAAAGTCAGATATTAACTATACAAACGGGATTTCGGTCGGCCTTTTTGTCCCTGGCTATAAATATTTCCTTGGCGACGTAGGTGGTGTCAATAATTGCAGCTCAGCGAATACGTTTACGGTAAGTGATGTGCAGGACGCTGGTGCAAATGTGAATGTCGTGACTGATCTCATAAACATTCCTATCACCAATATTTGTAATTCTAATTCTAGGCCACCGAGTACGATTGGCGCGTATCAGGCAATGAGCTTGACGCAGAAATTTTCCGGGCCAGCAAATTTGCTCTCAAACCCTGAAATGCTTCCGCCATGACCATCACTCAGAAATTCTCAGGCCCCGCCGATCTGACGCAGTTCGCGGCGCCACCGTGACTTGGTGGTCGTTTCAGTGTAGTCTAATGTGGATGATCGGCTTCCATGTTGCACCCGCATATGACTGATGACATTGAGAAAGTGCAGACCCCTCGGGGCGAAGGCCGCTCGATGACGGCGTTGTCGCCCTACCAGGTGACGATCTCGTCGAACTACGATCGATCGCAGGGCATCATTCGGAACGGCCCGGAGGATTGGTTCGGCCCCCTCAACCCCATGGAGCCGATCGCGCCGCCCGAGGTCGCGGGGCGGCAGTTCGACTACCCCCACGGCTACAACCTCGTCAACCAGCCGCGCGCCTACGAGCAGGTCGGTTTCCAGATGCTGCGCTCGCTGGCGGAGGTCTACGACCTGCTCCGCCTCGTCATCGAGACGCGCAAGGACCAGCTCTGCAAGCTGAACTGGAGCATCCGCGTAAAGGGCACCGACAAGAAGTCGAAGATCAAGGACGCCGACCAGGCGCGCATCGACGCGCTCACCCCGTTCTTTAGCCGGCCCGACGGGATCACCAGGTACCGCGCTTGGCTGCGGTCGTACCTGGAAGACCTGTGCGTGATCGACGCGCCGGCCATCTATTGCCAACGCAACCGCGGCGGCCAGCTCATCGCGCTCAAGCAGATCGACGGCGCCACCGTCAAGGTCCTCGTCGACGATTGGGGCCGCACCCCCGTGCCCTACGTCGCCGCCGACGGCGGCCGCGTGGTCCCTCCCGCATACCAGCAGGCGTTGAAGGGCTACCCGGCGGTCAACTACAGCGTCGAGGACCTGATCTACCGGCCCTACAACAAGCGCGCCCACAAGGTGTACGGCTACTCGCCCGTCGAGCAGATCATCACCACCGTGAACATCGCGCTGCGGCGCCAGCAGTTCATGCTGAGCTACTACACGGAGGGAAACGTCCCCGAGTCGCTGATCGGCGCGCCGGACAGCTGGACGCCCGACCAGATACAGGCGTTCCAAACCTACTGGGACGCGATGCTGTCCGGCAACCTCGCCGTCAGGCGCCGCGCGAAGTTCGTGCCCGGCGGCGTCGCCAAGACCTTCATCCCCACCAAGGAGCCGGAGCTCACCGGCAAGACCGACGAGTGGCTCGCGCGCGTCGTGTGCTTCGCCCACTCCATGTCGCCGCAGCCGTTCGTCCAGATGATGAACCGGGCCACCGCCGGCACGGCGCAGGACACGGCCAAGGAGGAGGGCATAGAGCCCTACAAGGACTACATCCGCGAGTGGTTCACCGACGTCATAGAGGTAGAGTTCGGCTCGCGCGACCTGGAGTTCGCCTTCGACGAGGAGATCGAGGTCGACCAGGAGAAGCAGACCAACATCCTTGCCAAGCGCGTCGAGGACGGGCTCATCACGCTGAACGAGGCGCGCGAGGAGCTCGGCGAGGAGCCGTCCGAAGACCCCGCGGCCGACCAGCTGATGGTGAAGACGGCCACCGGCTACCTGCCGATCGGCGCCAACACCCTTGAGGAGAAGAAGAAGGCGCTCGACCTGCTTGGCCCGCCCGAGCCCGCCTTCGGCGGCAAGCCGCCGGCCGGGAACGCCAAGCCGAACGGCGGCGCAGCGAATCCGGACGAGTCGAAGGGCAAACCGGTCAAGAAGAAGTCGGCCGCCGGGAGGCGGCTCGAACCCATCCCTTTTGACCGGCCGAAGATCCTGCGGGCCCGGGCCAAGGCGGCCAAGCTCCTCAGGCGCGCGTTCGGCAAGGCGGCCAAGAAAACCAAGGCCGCGGTGAAGCGGGGCCTGGCCAAAGTAGCCAAGGCCGACGACTCCAGGACCAACGAGGAGATCGCCGCGGCGATCGCCGCCGACGCCGACCTGTCCGACATAGAGGCCGCGATCGACGATGTGGCCGACGCGCTGGCCGCCGCGGCGCAGGATTACGCCGAGCAGGCCGTCCTGTCGCTCGGGGTGGACGCCGAATCCGACCTCATGGACGTCGTGAACGAGCGCGCGGCCGACATAGCGCGCGATTACGCGGCCGAGCTTGTGGGCAAGCGGTACGTCGACGGCGAGCTGGTGGACAACCCGGACGCGCGCTACCAGATCGAGGACACCACCCGAGACGCCATCCGCGAGGCCATCGCCGACGGCCTCGACGAGAACATCGGGAACGAGGCCATCGCCGACGAGATCGCGGACATAGGCGCGTTCTCGGACGACCGGGCGGAGCTCATCGCCTTCACCGAGATACGCGACGCCAACTCCGCGGCCGCCGTCGAGGGTTACAGGATCGCCCGCGACGAGGCCGGCGTGAACGTGAAGAAGGAGTGGATACTCGGGCCCAACCCCTGCGAGATATGCCAGGAGAACGCCGACGCCGGGGCCATCGATGTTGACGACGACTTCCCGTCCGGCGACTCTGAGCCGACCGCGCACCCGAACTGCGAGTGCGCCGTGGCGCCAGTGGTCGAGGACGAGCCGGCAGACGAGGCGGGAGACGAGGAATGAGCGAGAAAGTTCTGATGCCGGTCCGCCTGGCGCTGCGGCACGAGGGGGAATTCTGGAACGCCTACATGGCCAAGTCCGGGACGATGGACGACGCCCTTCTCCTCGGCTCCATCCGGATAACTTTCGTGGTAAACAACCTGGAACTCAAGGACCGCTTCAGGCGACTGATGCAGTCGTGCATGGACGACCTGATCGAGGAAACGACTGGAGCGAGGCCTTCGCACTGGAGCGAGCCAGAGCGGGCGCCGGAGAGCGATCGATCGGGCCACGGGTGATGGCGAAGGTGTGGATGCGTCCAGGCAAGGGGAGCAACTTCGATCCCAAGGTCAAACTCATGCGCCAGGCGAACACCGCGGCGAACAACAGGTACGGCGTCGGCGGCCGCCTCAAGGGGCCGGGCAAGCTCAAGCCCGTAACGTTACCGTCGCTCAAGTTCATGGACTACAAACCTCTGTGAGCGTGGGGGTTCTATGCGCCTCGCGGGAGGAGTTGCAGGCAATCTTCGGCATCGACCTCGTCGAATATGAACCGCTCGCGTTCCCCTCCCCACGGGACAGGCGCAGGTGGACGGTCGACGACAGCGAGTCGTTGGAGGCATTATACTTGCTCGGCGTCGGCGTCGACTTCATCGCCTTGGCGCTTGGACACTCGAGGAAAACCGTGTTCCAATGGGCGTCGGCTTCGCAACTGCGACGCTCAGCATTCGTTTGCAAGAGTATCTCGCGGCGTGGTGACGTTAAGGGCGGGGCAAGCGGCGATCCATGAGTAGCACGTTCTCGGCCCCAACCTCTGCGACCTCCGGCCTCCAGTGGTACTCTGGCTGGGGCCGGCGCAGCTGCAAGCGGCGAAGGCGGGCCGCCAAGGACGGTGGTCCAGACGACGTTTTGCGGGGCGCCGGAAGCATTGCGCTTCCCCCAATTCGCGTCTAAAAGTGGTGACCTCCCGGAGAACCCCATGGGCAACCTCTCAGTCTTCGTCCCCATCACCAAGGTCGACGCGGCAAAGCAGATCGTCTACGGCGTGCTTGCCGAGGAGGTGCCCGACAGGTCAGGGGAGATATTCGACTACGGTGGCTCGAAGCCCTACTTCGAGAAGTGGTCCAACGACTGCGCCAAGGCGACCGACGGCAAGAGCGTCGGCAACCTGCGGGCCATGCACGGGGCCGTCGCCGCCGGCAAGTTCACCGACATGGGCTTTGACGACGACCACCTGCGGATCAACGTCGCCGCCAAGGTGGTCGACAAGAACGAGTGGGAGAAGGTCCTGGAGGGCGTCTACACGGGGTTCTCGATCGGCGGCAAGTACGTCAGCCGGACCCGCGACGACAAGAACGAGAAGCTATACCGGTACGTCGCCGACCCCTACGAGGGCTCGCTCGTCGACCTGCCCTGCATCCCCACCGCCACGTTCGAGATCGTCAAGGCCGACGGCACCGTGGAGTTGAAGAAGTTCGCGGCCAAGGAGATCCCGTTCACCAACGACACCGTGGCCGCCGAGGCGCAGCGCCTGGCCAAGGCCGCGGGAGACGAATCAAAGTGGGCCGAGCACATCACCGAGGCGTGCGGCATCATCACCAAGCAGCTGGAGCGCGCCAGCGCGCTCAAGGCCGCGGGCGACCACTCGATCGCGCACGTCCATGACGAGCCGCTCGGCGAGGAGAACTGGGCGCAGGACTGGGTGCACTCCGAATTGCCAGGCAAGAGCTTCCGCAAGAAGTCGGACCTCCGCGCCGCGCTGCTCGCCGCGCGGGCGGCCTCGGTGGCCGCCAAGGCCGCGCAGCCGGCGACCGACGCCATGAAGTTGATGCGCGAGGAGCTTGAGAGACGCACCTACTCGCCGGCGGAGCGCAAGAAGTACGCCGGCGACGGCGTGGCCATGAAGGGCGGCGAGTACCCGATCCCCGACAAGGCGTCCCTGAAGGACGTGGTCGAGGGGCTCGCGCGCGCGAGGAACCAGGCGGCCACCAAGCGCCACATCATCCGCCGGGCCAAGTCGCTGGGCGCGACGGCCGAGCTGCCGGAGAACTGGCGCGTCAAGGCCGCCGAGGTGATCGACGTCACGAAGATCGCCGAGGTCGACGTCAAGAAGGCGGCGTCGCTCTACGGCGTCGCCAACCTCATCCAGCTGCTGGCGTCGCTGGACTCAGCCGAGGAATCGCTTGAGGGGCCTGGCTATGGGTACGGCGTCGTGGTTTCCAAGGAGCTCTGCGACCGGTTCGGCGCGCTGCTCGTCGAGATGGGCGACATATGCGCCGAGGTGCTCGACGAGTGCCTCCAGTCGATCCGCGAGGAGGAGGCCGCGGAGGCGAACGGCGCGATGGAGCGCGGCATGATCGTGGGCGACCTCGCCAAGGTGGTCGGGCGCATGCCGCTCGCCAAGATCGGCGCGCGCCACTCCAAGACCGACCAGCGGCGCCTCAACGACGCGCACGATCTGCTGGTCGACGCGGGGGCGGACTGCGAGGCCAGCCAAGCCGAGAAGATCCGCGGCAGCATGAACGCCCAGCTCGAGGCCTTCCAGAAGACGATCCGGGATCAGGCGGCGGTCATCACCGACTGGACCGAGCGCATCAAGAAAATGGAGTCGATCCCATTGCCCGAGGGCACGACCCGCGTTAACGTGGTCGAGAAGGGCATGGACGGCCGCGGCGGGGACGCCGGGTCGAACGTGCCCGAGCCCGAGAGGAGGGCGCAGGCCCGCGTGAACGCGGACATGCACTACCTCCTGACGAACCAGCGCCGCATGGCGCAGGAGACGCGGCCCGGGTCGGGCACGCCGCGGTACTGACTTCCGGCCGGGGACGGTCGATGGAATGCCGCCGGGGACGGTGGGATAAGCGGCCCGGGGACGGGACGCGCACAGCGCAGCGGTGATTCTCGTTCAGCGAACGAGCCCGGGGCGCACGCCCAACGCCACCAACCCGGGAGACCGTGGCCATGAACGCCATGACTAAGGCCATCACTTTCAGCCCGCACCTCAAGAACGAGCTCGCCAAGTCGCTCGGCGCCAAGACCATGGAGGAGTTCCAGGCGAACCTCTCCGCGATGGGGTCGTTCCTCGACGAGATCAAGAAGTCGATCGAGAACCCATTCCTGCCCGACTCCAGCTTCCTGACGAAGGCCAGCACGTTCGGCCAGTCAGGCTCCGCGGTGTCCGGCCTCACCTACTACGACCTGGAGCTCGGCGCGAAGTTCCTCTACCCCGTCCTCACCCCGCTGCGGAACATGATCCCGCGCGTGTCCGGCAAGGGCGGTATCCAGGCGGCGTGGCGCGCCGTCACCGCCATCAACTCCACCGGCATGCGCATCGGCGTGAGCGCGGGCAACCGCGGCGGCGTCCAGCAGGTATCGACCCAGGACTACATCGCCTCGTACAAGGGCATCGGCCTGGAGACCTCGGTCGATTTCGAGGCCCAGTACGCGGGCATGGGCTTCGACGACATCCGCGCCATCGGCGCGAAGGTCGGGCTCGAGGCGACGATGATCGGCGAGGAGATCCTCATCCTCGGCGGCAACACCTCACAGCCGATCGGCACCGGCGGCACGCCCGTCCTGGCCGACGTCGGCACCGGCGGCACGCTCGCGTTCAACACGGGCTTCAGCGTGATCGTCGTGCCGCTCTCGCTTGACGCGGTCATCAACGGATCGGTCGCCGGTGGCATCCAGGCGCAGATCACGCGCGCGAACGCCGACGGGTCCACCGACGTGTTCGGCGGCGGCGCGGCGCAGAAGTCTGCCAACGCCACCGTCACCACGGCCAACGACGCGGTGAGCACCCACCGCATCACCGCGACCACCACCCTCAAGACGGGGGCGCTGGGCTACGCGTGGTTCTGGGGGGTCGGCGCCGGCAACGAGGTGCTGGGCGCGATCACCACCATCAACTCCATCAACATCACCGCGCTGGCGACCGGCACGCAGACCGCCGCCTCGCTGCCGGCGTCCGACAGCTCCACCAACGCGCTGGTGTTCGACGGCATCCTCTACCAGGCGTTCAAGACCGGCTCGAACGCGTACATCGCCTCGCTGGCGACCGGCACCGCCGGCACCGGCAGCCCGCTCACGGGCGACGGCGCGGGCGGCATCGTCGAGATCGACGCGCTGCTCAAGGACCGGTGGGACATCTACCGCCTATCGCCGGACACCGTCTGGGTGTCGTCCCAGGAGGCCACCAACCTGTCGAAGAAGATACTGGCGGGGTCCGCGAACGCGGCCCAGCGGTTCGTCTTCGAGAGCCAGCAGAGCGCGCTCGGCGGTGGCGTGATGGTCCGCACCTACCTGAACAAGTACTCGATGTCCGGGGCCAAGGTCCTCGACATCCGCATCCACCCCAACCTGCCGGCCGGGACGATGCTGTTCACGTCGAACGCGCTGCCCTACCCGATCAGCAACGTGGGCAACGTGATGCAGGTCCGCACGCGGCAGGACTACTACCAGATCGAGTGGCCCCTGCGCGCCAGGCGCTACGAGAGCGGCGTCTACGCCGACGAGGTCCTGCAACATTATTTCCCCCCGAGCATGGGGGTCATCACCAATATTGGGAATGGTTAGGCGATTTCGGGAACGGCATGCTAAGTTCAAATAATGGCCTGCCGCCCCGGCATCTATCTGATTCTCAATGTTTCCGACGGGAAAGCCTATGTCGGTTCCTCGCGAGACGCGGTCAGGAGGCTCTACATCCACAGACGGATGCTCAGGCGTGGCGAACATCACTCGCCTCATCTGCAGCGAGCCTTCGATAAGTTCGGAGAGGCGGCGTTTTCTTTCCGCATCATCGAAAGATGCAATGAAGATAGGCTTTTGCGACGCGAGCAAATCTGGATGAATATGCTTCAGACCAGCGATTCAGATTTTGGCTACAACGTGTGCCCAGTCGCGGGAACACGGCGGGGCGTTCCGCAACCGATGTCCGTGAGCACTAAAATGCGAGCTTTGCATTCTGGCCGGCCGAAATCGGCCGAACATCGAGCGCGCATTTCTGCGAGCCGCAAGGGTCAAATAAAATCATCGGTGCACATCGAGAAGTTACGGAGAGCGGCGACCGTTCAGATGGCCGATCCTGTGCGTCGGCAGCAAGCGTCGGAATATGGGAAAGTGGCTAAACGTTTCACCAACATCGGCAACGGTTGATGATGTTGGGTGACCAGCAGGGGCGGTGCGAGACGACCTTGACCGAGAGGTTCGAGATCGGCCGGTGTTCCTGCGGCACGTATCCGGGGAACCTCGGCCCCTGCGAGACGTTCGAGCCCGGCGCAAACTCGCGCTGCGCGTATTGCGACCACGGCGGCCCCTGCCACCAGGTGGTGCTAGAAGCGAAAGGCAAGCTGCAATGACCAACCTACGCGCCCCTCCAGGACACCTCAGCGTCGTCGTCAACGGCCAGCAGTTCAAGGTCGACCCAGACGGCCTCCTCCGCAACCTGGTGGGCGACTTGGCCGCCATCATGATGGGCCACGACCCGGCGTTCCAGGTGGTGAGCGACGAGGCGGCGCAGGCGTCGAAAGAGGCCTTCCTCGGCGGCGGCCAACTAGCGGCGGAGGCGCCCAGCGACGGCGACGACCCGGCCGACCTCGGCCGCAACGAGTTGTTCGCGAAGCTGCGCGGCATGGGCGTCGTGGTCATGCAGACGCTCGCCACCGAGGTGGTGCGCGACATGCTGGTGGCGGAGCTCAAAAAGAAGGCCGACCCGGCGGCCGCCGCCGCGGCCGCCAAAACCGCGGCCGCCAACGATGCGGAGGTGGCAGCCAAGAAGGCGGCGCAGTCCTCACCCACCAAGCCTCCCGGGGGCGGCCCCGCCGCGTAGCCGATGGCGGCGAACGACCTCACGTACCTCGCCGACGTCAAGTCGTGGCTCGGCATCGCGTCGGGCACCAGCGACGCCGACGCGCTGCTCAGCCGCATGATCACGATGGCGAGCAGGGTCGTGGTCGGCTACTGCAACCTCGACAACTTCCTGCCCGCAGCGTTCTCCGACCGCATGGACGGCTACGGCGCCAACCAGCGCCGGATACTGCTCAGGCACTTCCCGGTGATATCGGTCTCGTCGCTCATGCTGGGAACGGTGGTCGTGCCGGCCGGCGTGCCGCCGTCGCCGACGAACGCCGCGTTGACCTCGGGGTGGCTGCTCAGCCCCTTCGACGGCAGCCCGCCGGGGCAGAGCCAGTGGCTAGACCTGTTCGGCTTCTGCGTCCCGCGCGGCATGCAGAACATCCAGGTGTCCTACACGGCCGGCTACCAGGTGACGGGCGAGGCGGTGCTCGTGCCTGCGGGCGCCGGACCGTTCCAACCGGTCTTCGCGCAGCCCTACGGGGCCTGGGGCGCTGACGCCGGCGCGACGTTCGCCAGCAACGGGGTCGCCCTCGTCAAGGTGGTCGGAGCGCCGGCCGCCGGCCAGTACGCGGTCACGGCCCAGCCGGTGACGGGCACCCCCACCTACACGTTCAACGCCGCGGACAGCGGCAAGACGGTGCTGGTCTCGTATGGGTACATCCCGGCGGACGTCGCGCAGGCCGTCATCGAGTTCGTCGCGGAGCGCTACACCTACCGCGGCCGCATCGGCCAGGCGTCGAAGTCGCTGGGCGGCCAGGAGACCATATCGTTCAGCCTCAAAGACATGCAGGACGGCGTGAAGCTCATGCTCGGGCAATACCGCCGCGTGGTGACGCATTGAGCAAGGACACGACCACCGGCCGGCCGGCGTTCCTCCCCGAGGAGGCGAGCGTGCCCGACATGTCGCGGCACCCTGACGGCCAGCACAAGGACCACTGGGTCATGTCGGCGGAGGACCGGGCGAAGGGCTTTTGCCGACCGGTCCGCACCGCGTACATGCACCAGAAATGCGGCGGGCTCACCTCGATGCCGCGCGCGATCGCGGAGACCTACGCGGCCAAGCCGGAGTTCTACGGCCGGACGTTCTGCTGCGCCTGCCGCGACTATTTCCCCGTCGGCGCGCTGGGCGAGTTCGTGTGGGTGGGCACCACGGAGAAGGTCGGCACATGATCACGGTCGAGCTCGTCGGCGACAAGGAACTGATCGCGAGCCTCGGCGCCCGCGGCGAGAAGGTGAAGCGCGAGGTGGTGAAGGCGATCACCGGCGACACCCTCAAGCTGGAGGCCAAGATCAAGGCGAAGCTGTCGGGCGACGTCCTCAACGTCGTGAGCGGCAACCTGCGAGCAAGCATCCACTCCGTCCTGCCCGTGGAGCAGGGCGGCGGCCTGGTCCGCGGCACGGTCGGCCAGTCCGGCGACGTGAAGTACGGGCGCATCCACGAGTACGGCGGCAAGACCTCGGCGCACGTGATCGAGGCCAAGGGCAACGCGCTCGCCTTCATGTGGAAGGGCAACCAGGTATTCTTCAAGCGGGTGAACCACCCCGGCTCGGTCATGCCCCAGAGGTCGTTCATGCGGTCGAGCCTGCGCGAGATGCAGCCGGTGCTGCTCGCCGACGTCGAGGCGGCCGTCAACCGCGGGATCAAGCCTTGATGGCCGCCGTCGACCGAGAGACCATCTTCGCCGCCCTGTTCGCGCTCGTGTCGCCGCTGACCGTTTACCCGTGGAAGTCGACGCCGAGCCGCCGCCTCAAGCTGTGGGGCGACGTTGCGCTCGACCAGCGGCCAGCGTTGTTCCAGTTCGAGGGCACGGAGGAGACCTACACCTGGTCTAACGACGTCAATCCCAAGCGCGTCCTGGAGGCGCGCCTGTTCTTCTACACGAACTGCAAAGACCCCACGGTCCAGGGGGCGACGCAGATGAACCAGATACTCACCGCCATCGAGCGGGCGCTACTGCCGACCGGAAAAGACTTGGCCGGCGTGGGAAGACAGACGCTCGGCGGGCTGGTACAACACTGCAGGATCGAGGGCAAAGTGTTCCGCGACCCGGGCGACCTGGACGGCGACGGCATGGCCCGAGTCCCCGTGTTCATCACCGTCCCGTAAACAGAGGGGATTCCCACCATGTTCTCGTTCGGCTCAGGAGTGCTGCAGGGATTCCGCACCGACACGCTGCCGGGCGTCCTCAAGACACCGGTCAACTTCGGGCTCGTCCAGGAGGTCGGCGTGGAGATGTCGTTCGACATCAAGGAGCTCTACGGCCAGTACCAGTTCCCCGTCGCGATCGCGCGCGGCAAGGGAAAGTTCGCGGTCAAGGCGAAGTTGGCGCGGGTGTCCGGCCTGGTGATGGGCGACCTCTTCTTCGGCATCACCCCGGTGGCGGGGCAGGTCGCCACCTCGTTCGCCGAGGGGCCGACCGCGATCCCCACCACGCCGTTCCAGATCACGGTGGTCAACGGCGCGCAGTTCGTGGACGACCTAGGGGTCATCAACGCCGCGACCGCGCTCCCGTTCACCAAGGTCGCCTCGGGCCCTACCGCCGGCCAGTACAGCGTCAGCGCCGTGGGCGTATACACGTTCGCCTCGGCCGACAACGCCAGCGGCATCTCGGTGCTCATCAGCTACACGTACACGGTCTCGGCGACGGGACAGAAGATCGTCGCGGTCAACCAACTGCTGGGCGCCACGCCGACCTTCCAGGCGAACCTCTTCACCACCTTCCAGAACCTGCCGCTCACGATGAAGATCCCGAACTGCACGGCGGCCAAGCTCGGGTTCCCCACCAAGCTCGACGACTTCGTGATGGAGGAGCTCGACTTCTCGGTCTTCGCCGACGCGGCCGGCAACGTCGCCACCTGGTCCTTCGCGGAGAAGTCATGACGGCGCAGTACCTCACCGAGGGCGAGATCAGCAACTCGCCGGCCATCAAACTCGGCGGCGCCGACTTCCGCATTCCGCGCCTGGCGTTCAAGCAGAACCGCGTGGTCGTCGGCAACCTCAAGAAGATCATGCCGCTCATCGCCACGGTCCAGGGTATGGCCGGGGCCGCCAAGGTTGCGATCACCGCCGGCGGGGAGATCGACCAGTCCTGGTTCCTCAACTTCCCGATCGACGCGGAGACCATGGACATCCTGGCCGAGGTCACCTACGCCGCCGTGACGCGCGCCCATCCCGAGATGTCGCGGGCCCAGTTCGACGACCTGCCGATCGGGGTGGACGAGCTGCTGATGGCGCTGCCCGTCATCATCACGCAGAGCTTCGCCTTCGCCAAGAAACCGGCCGGGGAGGGCAAGCCGGCGGCGCCGGCGGGGGAAGCGCCGGTCCCGACTGGGACCTTATCATAGTCAGGCTCTGCAGGGTCTTCGGGTGGACCTGGCACTACGTCGAGAGCGCCGTCACAATGGACATGCTGGAGGCGATCCAGCGCAGCCTAGACGTGGTGCCGGCGGACTACGAGATGGTCGCCTTCGTGGCCTACGCCAACGGGTTCAAGCCCGGGAACAGGGGGGGCCGCGGCGCCGCGGCCGCCAGCCCGCAAGAATCCAATTCGCTCACGCTCGAACAGCTGGTACAAATGTTCCCGAACGGCAACGTGACCATCAACTGAGGAGAACGGCCACATGACGATCCGCGTGCTTCCCCCGCCCGACGTGGCGCGGCAGACCCTCGCCATCAACGGCCGCACCTACACCGCGGCCGCCGGCTCGTTCCTCGACGTGGCCGCCGACGCCGACGCCTACGAGCTGACCGCCAACGGGTGGGTGTTCGTCGGGCTCAGCGGCACCACCGCCGCGAGGCCGACGGTCAACAGCGCGCCGCAGCCGCTCCAGCCCAGCATGCGGTACTTCGACACGACGCTCAGCAAGACGATCTTCTGGGACGGCGCCGTGTGGCGCGACCCGCTCAACGGCAACTCTGTATAAAGCGGCGGATTATTCCCGGAAATATTCCGGCGGGGACGGCGCATGGCCGACGAGCTCGACGTCTCAGTAGGCGCCAGGATAGACGGGTTGCTGACCGGCCTCACCAGGGCGGTCGACGGCATCAAGGGACTCGTCTCGCCGGTCGAGGAGGTCGCGTCGCACCTCAAGGAGGTGGCCGAGCTCGTCGCCGCCGCCTTCGCGGTGGAGAAGGTCTCCGAGTTCTTCGAGAGGATGGAGCAGGGCGCCATCCAGACGCAGCGCGCCATGACCCTGCTCGGCACGACCGCCGAGGGCGTCGCCCGGCTCGACGTCACCGCCCAGGCCGCCGGCAGCACGCTCGACAGCCTCACCCACGCGATGGAGCGGCTCGGCCTCCAGCTGGCCCGGGCCGACGCCGGCAGCCTCCAGGCGCAGGCCGGGCTCGCGGTGCTCGGTATCCAGGCGTCCACGTTCCAGGCGATGTCGCTCGACCAGAAGATGCAGGTCCTGGCCGACAAGTTCTCGGTGCTCAAGGACGGCATCGACAAGGACGCCATAGCGATGGCGCTGCTGGGACGGGCCGGCGCCGAGATGATCCCGGTCTTCAACCAGGGCTCGCACGCCATCCAGGAGTTCGACGAGATGGTCGCGCGCGCGGGCGGCGCGTCTACCCCAGAGTTCCTCGCCGCGATGCACTCGCTGCACCTCCAGGGCATCGAGCTCAACAAGAGCCTCGGCAATTTAGGGGAGACGATCGCGACCACGTTCGCGTCGTCATTCGCCGGCGTGCGCGGGCCGCTCGTCGACTTCGTGGAGTGGCTGAACAAGTCGATCCAGAAGGGCGGCGAACTCCACCCCGTCCTCGAGCTGTTGGCCGGCGCCGCGAAGGCCTTCGCGTCCGCGCTGGTGGTCGGGGTGGCGGCGATGGAGGCGCTCTGGAAGCTGTCCAGCACGGTGATCAAAGGAATGATCGACGACTTCATGTCGCTCGGGACGATCATAAAGAACGTCTTCACCTTCAACTTCGCGGCCGCGGCCGACGAGTTCCAGAAGTTCGGGGCGCAGGTCGCGGCCCGCACCGAGACGATCGCGGCGCAGATGGAGGGCGTTTGGAAGGGGATGACCGGGCGGCTCTCCGGCATCTGGCAGTCGGGCGCGGACCACCACGTCGGCATCGAGCAGACGAAGAACGCCAAGCTCAGCATCCTCAACAAGGACAACGTCACCGCCGCGATCGCCGCCGAGGAGGCCAAGATCAAGGCGGCCGACGACGCGTTCAAGCTGGCGCAGGAGCGCGTCGACACGGACTACAAGCTCCACGTCATCACCGAGGGGCAGAAGACCGCGGCGCTCCTCGCGGCGCTCGAGCAGCGCAAGGCGGCGGAGACGTCGGCCATCAACGCCGAGCTCGCGATCGGCGGGCTCAGCAAGACGCAGTACCAGAAGATCCTCGACGAGAAGCTGTCGATGGAGCGCAAGTACGTGCTCGACAAGCAGAAGATCGTCGACCAGGCCGCGCTGGAGGAGATGAAGACCTACAACCAGGTGTTCTCGGCGGTGCAGGGCGCGTTCAACGCGCAGCTCCGCGGGCTGCTGTCGGGGACCGTGACCTGGGCGCAGGCCATGAAGAACATCGCCGGCGACCTCATCATCAAGCTCATCGAGCTCGTCGAGAAGTGGGTGTTCGAGTGGGCGGCCGGAGAGCTAGCGCGCACCACCGCCACGACCGCGGGGGTGACGGCGAGGGCGGGTGCCGAGCAGGCCGGGGCGGTGTCGTCCATGGCCGCCAACTTCGTAAACATCGTCAAATCGATCATGGCGAGCGCGGCGCAGACGTTCGCCGGCATCTTCGGTTTCCTGTCGCCCGTGATGGGGCCCGCGGCCGCCGGACCCGCGCTGGCTGGCGAGGCGACGGTCGCGGCCGCTGCCGGGGCCGTGCCCGCGCTCGACGTCGGCACCGACATGGTCCTCAAGTCTGGCCTCGCCTTCATCCACAGGGGCGAGAGCGTCACGCCGGCGCAGACGAGCGGCCCGTTCAGCGGGCAGGGCCAGGGCGGCGGGGCGAGCGTGACCATCAACGTGAGCGCGATGGACGGAGCCAGCGTGCACAACTGGCTGCAGAAGGGCGGCAGCGCGGTCATCGCCAAGGCGGTGGCGAAGGCGATGAGCGCAAACCCCACCTTAAGGCCGGCGTACTGATATGACGGTGCCAACGTTCCCCCCGCTCATCGGCGCGACCTACCCGGTGGTCAAGACCCCGACTTGGAAGACGCTCCACCAGGAGGCGACTTCCGGGCAGGACAACCCGATCCCGCTGTGGAGCTTTCCGCGCTGGCGCATCTCCCTCCCGTATGAGGCGCTCAACTCCAGCTCGGCCGCCCTGCAGTCGCTCGCCGCCCTGGAGATGCAGGGGCTCGCGGTCCTGTTCAACCTGGTGCGGGGGGCCGCGCTCGTGTTCCAGTTCGCCGACCCGGACGACGGGGCGGTGACCGACCAGCTCTTCGGGCTGGGCGATGGCGCCACGACGGCGTTCCCGCTGGTGCGCACCATGACTGGGTTCGGCGGCGTCACGTTCTCCGAGCCGGTGTTCGCGCCGGTCGCGATCGCGAGCGTCAAGGTCGCCGGCACGCCGACGGTGCTCTACACGCTCGGAACTCAGGGGCTCGTGACGTTCAATTCGCCGCCGGCGGCCGCGGCCGCGCTCACCTGGACCGGGACGTTCAACTGGCTTTGCCGGTTCGACGACGACGCGGTGGACTTCGAGAAGTTCGTGAACCTGATATGGCAGGCCAAGGCCATCAAGTTCACCACCATCAAGACCCAGAGCAAATGAGGCGCCAGCGTCGCCGTCGCCCGCAACGGCTTGAGCCGCTGCCGGATGGGAGCATGTTGTTCGACGGCGCCGTGGTGCCCATAGCGGCCGTCGAGGGGTCCTTCCGCAAGGAGATGAGGGGCTTCGACCGGCTGCCGCCGTGCCTTCGCGCGGTGGCCAACGCGCTCGACTACTCGGCGACGTGGCTCAACGGCGAAGCCAGGAAAATGGGGGGCGTCAACAGGGCGGCCCGCGTGTTGATGCACCGCAACAGGGACAGGATCATCTGACGGCGCCCCGGCTGGGCCGCAAAATACCCACGATGTGGGGATTGAGGTCGCGGCGTAGTCAACGAAGAAGGGGATTCAAAACCATGTTCAGACCTGTCTTGATTGCTGCCCTGCTCGCCGCCACTCCGGTGTTCGGCCAAACCGATCCGGGCCCGCGAGGTGGACCTGCCGGGGCCGGCGGCGCGCTCGCTGGCGTCGACGCCGGTTTCTTCGACGCGTCCAAGGACGCGTTCGAGGAAGTCGACGGAGTGGTGAACGGGCTAGGGCCGAGGTTCAACCTCGACTCCTGCGCCGGGTGCCACGCGCAGCCGGCGACGGGAGGGACGAGCCCGCGGGTGAACCCGCAGGTGGCCGTGGCAACCTTGGACGGCGCCAAGAACAAGGTTCCATCCTTCATCACGCCCAACGGCCCCGTGAGGGAAGCGCGGTTCGTGTCGGACGGCGGCGTCCACGACTTGTTCGTCATCACCGGCCGCGCCGACGCCCAGGGGTGCAACATCGCGCAGCCAGACTTCGCGGCGGCGATCGCCGCTCGCAACATCTCATTCCGCATCCCCACGCCGGTCTTCGGGCTCGGCTTGGTGGAGGCGACGCCGGACGCCAACTTCGAAGCAGCCGCGAGGGCGCAGGCCAAGTTTCCGGGCATCACCGGTCGGTTCAACCGGAGCGGCAACGACGGCACCATCACCAGGTTCGGGTGGAAGGCGCAGAACAAGTCGCTGATGATCTTTGCGGGCGAGGCCTATAATGTCGAGCAGGGCGTCACCAACGAGGTGTTCCCCCAGGAGCGCGACGAGACCCCTGGTTGCCAATTCAACGCGCTGCCCGAGGACCACACCAACCTGACCTCGGTCAAGTCGACGCCGGCGGACGCGGCCAGCGACGTGACGAAATTCGCAGCCTTCATGCGCATGCTCGCGCCCCCGACCCCGGCCACCAAAACTCCGCAGGTCGTGGCCGCGTCGGCGATCCCCGTCCACCTGCCCGCCGCGGCTGGCCTCATCGTCTTCAAGACTGTGGGCTGCGACGGCTGCCACATCGAGCGCCAGGTCACCGGGAAGATGAGCCTGATCGGCAAGAGCAAGGTGGAATACCGGCCTTTCAGCGACTTCGCCCTACACGACATGGGGCAGGGGCTCGCGGACGGCATCCCGCAGGGCCTCGCCACAGGCAGCGAGTTCCGCACGGCGCCGCTGTGGGGCGTCGGGCAGCGCCTGTTCTTCCTGCACGACGGCAGGACGTCCGACCTGCTGGCGGCGATAACTGCACACGCCAGCCCCGGCAGCGAGGCGAACGTGGTGGTGCGCGCCTTCTCGCTGCTGCCGCCGGCAGCCAAGCAGGAACTCGTGAACTTTCTGCGCTCGCTCTGAATCTGGTGCAGACCGCGTCCATCAGCGAGATCATCCGCGGCGACGTGGCCATCGGCGGCTACTTCGAGTGATGCCCATTTCTTAGCTCGCGGGAGTGCGGTAGAAAACTCGTCATGAAGACGGCACCCGCAGGACTCATCGCGCTGCTCGCCACCGGCGTTTTCGTGTTCTGCGACCTCTACGAGCTCACCCTCACTACCGGCCAGGTGCTGCGCTACACCACGGCCGACGTCGACGTCGTGTACGCCGGCAACACCTACTCATCGGCGCTCTACTTCGACCAGGCCGACAACAAGGCCGTGGGGCACTGGAAGACGGGCCTCGACGTCGATACCTGGCAGGTGCACGCGATGCCCGTGGGGGTGGACCCGGTGACCGGCGCCGCCTACCCCGTCAGCATAGGCAATACTCCGTGGCTGGCGTCCGTCGCCGGCGGATCACTGTCCGGCTCGGCGGGGCGCGTCCACCGCGCCTACTGGCCATCCTGGCCGCAGCCGTGGACCTCGCCGCTCCTCGTCTTCTCCGACGCCAGCGGCGCCTTCGTGCTGGTGGACTACTTCGCGGGCCGCATGGCGGCCGTCGACATCATGCGCAACCAGGCGGTGCTCTCGATCAACTCGTGGCTCGACCAGTTCTCGCTGCTGATCCCGCGCAACACCTGGCAGTCGCCGTGTCGATGGACGTTGTTTGATGCTGGATGCCAACTCTCTCAGGCCAGTTTTTCCTCCGTTGGAACCGCGCTTGCCGGCTCGACGCAATCCCAGATCGTCACCACCGGGTTCGGCCACGTCGCAGGCTACTACTCGCTCGGCCAACTCACGATGACCTCGGGGCTCAACGCCGGCTTCCGGCGCATGGTGAAGAGCTTCGACGCCGTCAACATGTTCCTGATCGCGCCGTTCCCGTTCGCGGTGGCGCCCGGTGATGGCTTCACGGCCTACCCCGGCTGCGATAAACTCCGCTCGACCTGCATCTCCAAGTTCAACAACGAGGTCAACTTCGGCGGATTCGACCTCATCCCCGCGGCGGAGACGGCGATATGAGCATGTCGACAATTCACCTGTTGGACGTCCTCGCGACGCTGCCGGTATCCGCGTGAGCGGCCTCGTCGCGCCCACGCGCGCCTGCCTTGGGGACGAGTGGTTCCAGCGCCGGCGCGTGGTCGAGGTCGCCCGGGAGTGGATCGGCACGCCCTACCGCCACGGCGCGCGCATCAAGCGCGTGGCGGCCGACTGCACGTTCTTCGCGAAGGTCTACGAGGAGTCCGGCCTCGTCGGAGAGGTGCCGATCGAGGTCTACAACTCGATGGCGCACCTCAACCGAGCCTCCGGACTGTATCTCCAGCACATCCGCAGGTACGCGTCGGAGATCCCGGAGGAGCGCGTGCGGCCGGGCGACATCGCCATGTTCCACGTGGCCCGCGATTTCTCGCACGGCGGCGTGGTGAACGCGCACGGCTGGCCGGAGTACCAGGCGGACTTCGACCGCGCCGAGGGTTGGCCCTGGATCATCCACGCCAACGCCGGGGCGGGCCTCGTCTTCGAGGAGCGCGGCGACCAGGCGCTGCTCGCCACGACCGCGAGGGCGGTGAAGTTCTTCACGCTCTGGGGGTGACGCCGCATGACGAGTTTGTTCGGCGGGTCGCCGCGAGCCAGCACGCCGAACCCGCCGGCGACCTCGCTGCGCGTCCAGACCTCGGTGCAGGGCACGCCGATCCCGGTGGGGTGGGGCACGGGTCGGCTCGCCGGCAACCTGATCTACTACGCCGACTTTCGCTCCATCCAGGTCCAGCAGGCGCAGCAGGGCGGCGGCAAGGGCACCGGCGGCGGCGGCTCCGGCAAGCAGGGCGGCGGCCAGGAGCAGACGGTCTACTACACCACGGTGATGATGGGGCTGTGCGAGGGGCCCATCGTCGGCGTCGGCACGGTTTGGAACAGCAAGAACATCACCTCGCTCGGCGCCCTCAATTTCTCCTTGTTCACCGGCAGCTACGCGCAGACCGCCTGGGGATACGTGGTCAGCGCGCACCCCGGGGACGCGCGGGCCAACCGCGGCATTGCGTACATAGCGGCCGCGCCGTTCAACCTCGGGGCGTCGCCCGACCTGCCGGCGCTCAACATCGAGGTGAAGTTCGGCTTCTTCGCGCCCGGCGCACCGCAGGACGCCAACGCCAAGGACATCATCGTCGACTCGGCGACCAACGACAAGTACGGGATAGGGTTCCCGCTCGACAGGTTCGGCGACGGCGACCTGTACGGCGTCCCGGACATCTACGCGCTCACCGACTGGTACGGGGTGGTGCTCACGCCGCTCTACGCCTACGGGCAGGCCGCCGGGATATGGATGTCGCCGGTGCTGACGCAGCAGAAGGCCTACAGCGCGTTCCTGTCCGACATCCTGTACGGCCTCGTGGCGGAGGCTGTGTGGTCGGGCGGCAAGCTCAAGGTCGTGCCGTACTACGACTCGACGATATCGGGCAACGGCTACACCTACGTCCCGAACCTGTCGCCGCTGTTCGACCTCGCCGACGACGACTTCCTGCCGTCGGGGAACAGCTACGAATCGCCCGTGGTCGTGAGGCTCAAGCAGACCGCCGACACGTACAACAAAGTCACCGTCAAGTACCCGGGCCGCGCCAATGCCTACAACCCGACGGTGGCGGAGGCGAAGGACGACGCGTCCATCCAGGACATCGGGCTGCGATCGCGCGACCCGAAGCAGGTCGACGTCTTCGCGCTGGACTCGTCGGCCACCACGTGCTCGCACCTGCAGCTCGGCCGCGAGCAGGTCAAGGCGACGTTCGAGTTCACGCTCGTCCACAAATACGTGCTGCTCGAGCCCATGGACCTGGTGACGGTCACGGACCCAGCCATGAGGCTCTCGCGCAAGCTGGTCCGCATAAAGGAGATCACCGAGAATCCGGACGACGCGTCCTTCTCCATGATCGCGGAGGACATGCTCGTCGGCTCCGCCTCGCCGCCGCTCTACGGCGTCCAGGTCAACACCGGGTTCGTGCCCGACTACAACGCAGATCCCGGCGTTACCAACACCCCGTTCTTCTTCGAACCGTCCGACCCGCTCACCGGACCGGGGTCGAAGGGGTTGGAGGTCTGGGCCGGGATCACCGGCGTCAACCCCGCGGCGTGGGGCGGCGCGAACGTCTACGTGAGTTACGACGGGGTCAACTACGACTTCGTCGGCCAGCAGCTCGGCCCGACGAGCATGGGTGTGCTCACCGGCGCGCTAGCGGCCGTGCCGGCGTCCACGCTGCCCCCCACGATCGACCCCGCCAGCGTGCTCGCGGTCGACCTGGCGCTCAGCCAGGCCCAACTCCTCAGCGGCACCACCGCTGATCTGCTCGGTTTCGCGACGCTCTGCTACGTGGGCGGCGAGTTCCTGGCCTACCAGAACGCGACCCCGACCGGGGCGAACGCCTACAACCTGACGAACCTCAACCGTGGCGGCTACGGCACCGCGCCCAAGTCGAGCCCGGCCGGAACCACGTTCGTGCGCATAAACAAGGGCGTCTTCCGGGTGCCTTTCACCGCGGACCGCATCGGCCAGACCCTCTACGTCAAGCTGGTGAACTTCAACCACGCCGGGGCGGGCCCGCAGACGTTGGCGAGCGTGTCGGCCTACACCTACACGATCCAGGGCACCGCGCTCACGTCGCCGCTGCCGGACGTGCAGAACTTCACGACCAACTACCAGTCCAACATCACCCTGTTCTCGTGGGACGAGGTCGACGACTTCCGCAACCCCATCGACTACGAGATCAGGCGCGGATCTGATTGGAACACCGCGCAGGTGATCGGGCGCTACCTGCACCCGAACGTGCCCGCGATCGGCTCGAGCCTCGGGGGCACGGTGTACCTCATCAAGGCGCACGCCGTGCCGGTGCCAGGATTGGACGTCTACTCGATGAACGCCGCGCAGATCGGCGTCATCAGCAACACGGCGGTGATCCCTCTCAACATCGTGAAATCTTGGGATGAGTTCTTCGGGGCGACCGGGGTGCTCACCGGCACGTTCGCCGGCGACGTCTACAACAACAGCGGCACTATCGAAACTTTTGAAACCGGCGATTTGTATGGTGTCGCGGACATTTACGCGCTTACGGATTGGTACAACTTTGGCAATGGCGGCAGCGGAGACGTCTATGATATGACAGACGTTTACGGCATCGTCGACGTATATAATTTCGCGACGGTGTTTACCGTGAGCGGTACCTACACAATCCCGGCTTCCCACATTGTCAACGTCGGCCGGATCGTCGGGTGTCTCGTCGATTGTTCGTGGACGACGCAGGGTGTCCCGGTCGGGCAGAACATCTTCACCTGGACCGATGTGTTCTCTTTCAATGACATCTTCGCCGCGTCGGCGAACATGTTCATCACAACGTTCCCCAACATCAACCTGTCGGCGGACGGCGTGGTCTTCCTCGGATGGCAACGGTACCGCGCCGGGTTCTACAGCGCCATGGCGTTCAACATGCAGCTGTTCCTGGAGTCGTTCGACCTGAACACCATCGATTCGGCTTCCTCGTTCACCTTCGCGGTGCACATCCCGTCCCGCATCGACCACTATATTGGCCTGACGCTCGCAGCGGCCGGGACCACCATCACATTCAAGCCAGACGGCTCGGCGACGCTGGCGGCATTCAATGGTGGTTCTGGAGGTGTGCCCGCTACACCCGGTCTGCCAGTTTACCAGGCTGTCATAGTCGATGAGGCGGCCGGCGATGTCCTCGCGGTCACAAGCCTCACATTGTCATCGGCATTCGTTAGGGTTACGAATGCTTCCGTCGGGGTCATCAGAACAATCAACATCGAATTCGCGGGGTACTGATGTCACAACAACTGCCAAAAGGAACGCCGATCCCGATCGAGTGGGGAGCGAACCGCGTCGCCGGCAACCTGGTTTTCTACGCTGATTTTAGAAGGCGCGGCTGATGTCGCAGGGTTCCTACAACGTCCCCACCGGCGGATCGTTTTCCATGGTGACGTTCGCCGGCCTGATGAACCAGGCCTGGAACGCCATAGCTTCCCAGAACTCCGGCGCGTCGGCGCCGACCAACGGACCCGGCACGGCGGCGCAAGAGTTCCAGACGTGGTTCGACACCACGAACGTCAACTTCCCCGCGCTCAAGTGGTTCGACGGCGTCAACTGGAACCGCTCCGCGAACCTCGACGTGGTCAACTCCAACTGGTTGCCGAAGATGGGCGGCGGGATCGCCATGCTCGCGAGCGCCGCGACCGTCGACGTCGGCGCCGCGCCGCAGACGTTCATCATCATCAGCGGTTCGGCGACGGTGACGAACTTCGGCACTGCCGCGCAGGTCGGCGAGGAGAAGAAGTGCCAGGCGTCGGGCAACCTCAAGCTCACCTACGGCGCGGGCACCATCGTCACCCCAGGCCTCCAGGACATCACCACGCAGCCCGGCGACCAGTGGACGCTCGTATACCAGGGTATCGGCATCTGGTACGTATTTGGCTTCACCAGGGCGCTGGCGACGCCCGGATTCACGCTGCCGACCGGCGCGTGCTTCTGGATGCCGACCAAGAACAATGCCATCAGCGGCGCAGTGAGGGCGAGCGGCCGCACGATAGGGTCGGCGTCTTCTGGCGCCACGGAACTCGCCAGCGCCACCGCGATCAACCTCTTCACGTATCTCTACAACGGGTTGCCAGACACGATATGCCCGGTCTCCGGCGGCCGGGGAGCAAGCGCCGCGGCCGACTTCGCGGCCAACAAGACGATTGGGACGCCTGATCTGCGCGGCGCAGTTCTTGCCGGTCTTGATGATATGGGCAACTCGGCTGCGTCTCGCCTCACCTCGCTGACACTGACCCCGGACGGGATCACGGCGATGGCGACGGGTGGGTCGCAAGTCGTCAGCATAACTACGGCGCAATTGGCTACCCATAACCATATCGTCATAGATCCAGGACATCTTCACACATCAGTTATTGCTGGAGCGACCCAGACGGCTGGTGGTGGTCCCGGACAAGCCGCTGCATCCGGCAATACGGGCAGTTCAACCACTGGAATCAGTATCAATAATAGTGGTAGCGGAAACGCCCACACCAACATCCAGTACACCGCCGTTGGGACTATTTATATTTGCCTCTAGGAGAAACATCGCATGTCGCAGGGCGCCATCCTCCTACCCGGCTCGCCGCTCACCGGCGCTGCGGCAGCGGCCGATATCAATTCGTCGTTTGCCGCGATCACCTCGAAGTACTCGGGCAACTCCGCTCCGACGATCGGGCCCGGCGCATCGGGTGCGCTGGTCGCGTTCCAGAGCTGGTTCGATACCGTGAATACGATCGAGGTGCACAAGTTATATGACGGCGCGCAGTTCCTGCCGTTCATGTCGATGGACACGGTCAACCACCTCGCGTGGACGCCGCAGGCGCTGCGCAACGTCATCGACAATGGCGGCTTCGAGGTGTGGCAGCGGGGCGCCGGCTCATCCTCATCGTTTGCAGTCGGTGCGTCGAGCACGGCATACACGGCGGATCGCTGGTACGTGACGACAGGAGCCAACGAAGCGTCTGTCATCTCGGCCGTCACGGGATTGGTGAACGGCCTGGGAAGCAACTCCAACATCGCCGCGAAGATGCTTCGCAACAACGGCCAGACCGGCACGACGGCCTACATCTTCGGCTACCCGCTCGACACTGACGAACTGCTGCGCCTGCGCGGCCAAAAGGTCTCGCTCCAGGTTGTGGCCAAGGCCGGAGCAAACTGGTCGCCCGCGTCTGGCACACTGACCGTCAACTTCTATGTCGGCACAGGTGCGGTCGGTAAACGCGGCGGCGGTTTCACCTCGGAGACCACGGTGCTGACCGGTTCGGTGAACCTTGCCGTGAGCACGCAGGGTATCATAACCGCCACGAGCGCGGCGACGGTACCGACCACAGCTACGCAAGGGGAGCTTCAGTTCACTTGGACGCCGGTCGGCACCGCCGGCGCTGATGATAGCATCCAGATTGATGACGTGCAGCTGGAGACCGGCGTGTTCGCCAGCCTGTTCGAGCGCCTGCCGTTCGATTTCCTGCTGCCGAAGCTCAAACGTCATTATCGTAAAACATTCCCCTACGGAACGGCACCAGTTCAAAATGGAGCTCTGGCAGGCTCTTTGGGTGTTGTATCCGCTGCGGCGGCGCAAACAGGATATCTATGGGGTGACAGCATCCCCATGAGAGTGACGCCCACGATCACGACATACAATCCAACGCAGGCGAACGCCAATTGGAGAGATCAAACGGCGGCGGCGGATTTGGCTGTCACAGTCGATACTAACAATCCATCGCCTGAACACGTGCTTATCATCGCAGCTGCAGCCGCGGCCGCGAATCACTTGATCTATATCCACGCTCAAGCTGACGCGGGGATTTAACGATGTCCCAGGGCGCAGTCATCATCCCGGGTTCTCCGCTCAGTGGGGCGTCGCTGTGCGGCGACATCAGTTCTGGCCTCGCCGCCGTCATCTCCAAATTCTCCGGTTCGTCGGCGCCGACGCTCGGCCCCGGCGCGTCGTCGGCGCTCGTCGCCGGTCAGGAGTGGCTGAACACCGCGGCCGCGCTGAACGTGCTCAGCATCCACGACGGAACCAGTTTCGTCCCGTGGGCCATGCTCGACACGGTCGCGCACCTGATCTTAATTCCCGGGCCAAACCGCAACGTGCTCGGAGACAACGGCGGGATGGAGGTATGGCAGCGGGGTGCCGGGTCGAGTTCGAGCTTCGCGGTCCCAGCCTCCACGACGCAGTACACTGCCGATCGTTGGTACATTGCGACGGGCACTAACCAGGCGTCGGTCGTCGCGGCGGCCACCGGCCTGACGAACACGTCACAGCTCGCCGCCAAGGTCAGCAGGAACAACGGCCAGACTGGTACTGGTGCGTACACGTTCGGATTTCCGCTCGATACGGATGAGGTCTTCCGTCTTCGCAGCAAGAAGGTCGCATTGAGCGCGGTGGTCAAGTCGGGCGCGAACTGGTCGCCCGCCAGCGGGACAATCACCTGCACGCTCTACGTCGGTACGGGCGCCGTGGCCAAGCGAGGCGGCGGTTTCACCAGCGAGACGAACGTCGTCTCCGGCTCGGCCAGCCTTTCGGTCAGCACGCAGGGTACGATATCTGCGATCGCCTCTGCAACGCTTCCTACGAATGCTACGCAGGGTGAGGTGCAATTTACTTGGACGCCTGTAGGAACGGCTGGTGCTGACGATTCAATCCAGATCGACGATGTCCAATGCGAGGACTCGGGCTTCGTCAGCTCCTTCGAGCGCGTCCCCTTCGAGCGGGCGCTTCTCGGGTGTAAGCGGCATTTCTGGAAGACGTTCCCATACGGGACGGCCCCTGCGCAGGCCACAAATCCAGCAGCGATATTGCATGCGATTGTAGGAAAGCTAGGAGCAAACCCGGTATTTATGTCCACAAGGAATCCCGTCACGATGAGGGCGACACCGACAGCAACTGGCTACAATCCGTTAGCCAGCAATGGTCAGGTGAGATCAATTGGCACTAATGATTGTAGCTCAACTTCGATTTCTGCAACGACGGAGGATATATTCATAACGGCCACCGGCAATGCTGGAGCCGCTGTCGGCGATGATCTTCAGATATCATTGTCAGTTGATGGCGGCATTTGAGGTTGACGCGTTGCCATATCTTCTGCTCTCGCTCGGTGAAACAGGGAGAAAACATGCGCGAGTTCACCAATATGACGGTCGTCCCCGGCAACCGCTGGGTCGACCTCGACGGCGAGGGGTACGTTTGCGGTGATGGGTTCCCCGCCATCATTCCGAACATGAGTGGGTCAGTCCGCGAAGTGCCCGGCGACAGGATCATGGCCATCCATTGGCATGGCGACCACAAGCACGGCACCATCGAGGGGTTCGGGGCTGGCGAGGGGTTCACGGATCGTAAGCAGATCGAGTCCTACCTCGCGCCGTGGCTCAAGGCGCGCGCCGCGAAGCTGCGCGACAACGTGGACGCGCTCAAGCGGCATCAGGCGCAGCAGAGGGCCGAGGTCGCCAACCACGAGCTCGTCCTGCCGGCGTTGGTGGAGCAGGTTGGGAACTTCGAGGCCGAGCTTGCCTCCGCTGACGAGGCGCGCAAGCCGGTGGTCGCGGGCCACCTGGAGCTTGCCAAACAGCACCACAAGCAGGTGAACGATTTGATGAGCGAACTTCGCACGAAGATCGTCACCGACGAGGCGATCGCGGCAGCCGGGGCGGCGGCCGGGCAAGCAGAAGAGGAGGCGTCCTGATGCACAATTCGCACAGCTGCGAGAACTGTCCAGCATGGTCCAAGGGCCGCGACTACGATGGGCGAGAGATCCTCGTCCCGGTGATGAGGGACGGCAAGCCGGTCACCGACGGCGGCAAGCCGCAGTACGAGCTCGACCCAGACGACAAGCGCTACGTGGTGTCGGGCAACTGCCGCTTGTACGTCCCGAAGCTCATGTCCGAGGCGAACACGATGGTCCCGTCATCCAAATCGAATTGGTTTTGCCATGACCCGGCGAAATACGCGATGCTTGATCGTTTCGCTGCCGAGGCACGCAAAAATCCGCCACCCAGCGCTGTGGTGAAGAAGGCACAGGTGCAGCGGGCGACAACCGATCTCGCCAATGTGAATGGAGGTCGCTGAAGGCATGGCGACGCGCGAGATTGTCGGGGTGATATTGCTGACCATCGCGTTGGCCGGAATCGCAATTGTCCTCAACAAGACTTTTCATGGTTGTCCGCAACGTGTGGCCGTCGGAACTATTATGTTCCTGGGGGGATGCCAATGATCGAACTCACAATTGAGACGATGCGTCGGCGTTGGCCACATGGAGATGCGCACGTGCCCGGCCTGTTGGAGGGAATCGTTGCCTCAGGGCAGCGCGTGCTGGACACCTATGGCATTGCAGGCAAGCCGATGGCCGTCGCGCATTTTTTTGCGCAAGCCTCCGAAGAATGCGATCAGGGATTGGAAATGGTCGAATCACTAAATTACACGGCACAACGATTGCGTGTTATCTTCCCCACTCACTTTACGCCGGCGATGGCACAGCGCTGGGCGCACAATGAGAAGATGATAGGTGAGATCGCATACGGCGGACGCATGGGGAATGCGCCGCCGCCGAGCACCGACGGTTATGATTTCCGCGGCGCCGGGCTCACGCAGGTCACTGGCCGCGATGGCCATGCCATTCTGCAGAAGGTGCTGGATGCGCACAAGGCGGGGTTCAGCGTGCTGGACGACCCGGAACTCCTCGTCGATCCCGACCACGCTCTGGAATGTGGCGTGGCGGACTGGATCGCGTGCGGGTGCCTTCCGTTCGCTGAAGCCAATGACATTGTCGGGGAAACCCGCAAATTGAATGGTGGCCTGAATGGCCTTGATGAGCGTCGTCGGCAACTGCGCTTGTGGAAGCCGGAATTCGGTTTGTGATGCGTGCGGGCAACACCGCGGCTAAACCGTCACAGGCAAGGTAGACGCGACATACAATTTCAGGGTAAGGCGGAACTGGGGCTGCAAAGCTCAGGAGACCGCCGTCATGAACCAAGACCAATTGCTGGGAATCCTCCGCGCCCTGCTTCCCGCCGGCCTCGCCTATGTCGTCGGAAAGGGGTGGATACCCGCTGGGTCCGCCAGCGACGTAGGAGCCGCCGTGGTGGCCATAGCGACGGCCGCATGGTCTTACAGCGCCCATACCGACTCGTCCAAACTGGCGGCCGCTGCAGCGCTGCCTGACGTGAAGAAAATCATCACTGTACCGAACCCTGTAAGCCAAGAGATACGGCAGGTCGCAGCGGACTCGATGCAGCCGAAAATCACGCCGGATCGGATCTGACATACCGCGCTCGGCGGCACCGGGCACCACAGAAGGACCACCAACAATGTCTATTCGCGTTTCTATGCTGGCGGCCCTGGCCGCCGTATCCGTGGCAGGCACCGCTCATGCGGCCGACTTGCACACGAAGGCTTTGCCGCAACCAATCCAATACGTGAATTATGATCCGTTCTCTGGCCCCTATGTCGGCGTCAACGTCGGCTATGGTTGGGACCTCGGGAATGCGTCCGCCGCGTTCCAAGCTGTACCGATCGCGAATCTCTCCGCTGCGCCGCAGGGGTTCGTCGGTGGCTTTCAGGCGGGCTATGGGTACCGTTTCGCGAATGTCATCTACGCCGGTCTGGAAGGCGATGTTGATGGCGCGAATATTACCGGCAGCGCAACGATGCCTGGTCTCATCACGACGAACAGCAAGAACTCATGGCTCGCCTCGATTCGCGGCGAGTTCGGCATCATTCCGGTCGGTCACGCTCTGCTTTACGGAACGGTCGGTTGGGGATGGGGAGGCGGCTCCTTCACGGTGCAAGACTTGACTGGCAGAGCCGCCCTCAACGCCAGCGCGTCTCCGACGATGGATGGTTTCGTATGGGGCGGCGGCGTCAAATTTCCGCTTGCCCAAAATTGGATTCTCGGCGTTAAATATCTGCAATACGACTTCGGAAGCTTCAATGCTGCCGCCCCAGCGATGCCGGGCCTCGTATTCACGCAGAAAGATAGAGTTGACGTCGTGCGTGCGGAGTTGAACTACAAATTCTGACGACTTGCCGCACCTGCGGTTGTGGTGCATGTTCGGCGGCGCGGGCAACGACCCGCGCCGTTTGCTTTTGTCTCGGCAAAGAAAGGCACCATGTGGACGTGAAAGAGGTGCTCGACGCTCTCCGCATCGACCCTGCCATCCTGACCGCTGGCTTCGCTGGAGGTATTGTAGCAGCTCTTCGCGACCTCGCGTTGAAGGCTATCGAGCAGGTGGCGATTGTCATATCCGGGACGTTCATCGGAGTATACGTCGGTGAGCCGATCGCCGTGATGACCCACATGCCGCCGATTTTATTGGCATTTGTGATCGGTTATTCCGGCAATGAAGGCTTGAGTCTCTTCTACAGGAAAGTCATATTGCCGCGTCTCGGCGGCATCGGAGGCACTAATGCAGCCCCATGACTTCGCGATCCTGATCGGCCCGCAGTTCGCCACGTGGAGCACCATCGCGTGCGTCACATTGGCGCTCAGCTGCGTCTACATGATCAAGATCACCAGGCTTGAGGATGCTCCGGGAACGCTCGCCCAATGCTTCGCGTTCGGGTTCACCGGAATCTTCGCGATAATGAACGGCCTGTTCCACTTCGATGACTGGATGTTGGTCGATGGTCACCGGCCCACCGGAATGCTCCTCAACATATCGTTCGCCGCGACGGTGGTGATCATGTGCGTGCGCGGCCACATGAGCCGGGAGCGAGATAGGGGTCATCAGGATGGCGGCCAACACCCTCAATCTGCCGCCCGCTCATAACGGCAAAGCCAGCGTCATCGCCATCGTTCTGGCAGCATTCGGCAGTGTGGGAACGCTTGGCGGCATTGTTACGATCGGCAACTACGTTATCGACTGGAAGTTGAAATCGATATCCGAGATCGTCGCCGACATGCGCAGCGAATGGACGCAGACGCGTAACCTCCAATCTGCGCGCGGCCAGGAGCTCATCAACCTGCGGGCCGACCAGCGGCGCCAGGAGGACGAGATCAAGCGCCTGGGCGAGATGGTGGACCGCCTATCGAAGCGTCGATGAAGGCCATGGGCGCGACGTTCGCCTTCACGTGCATCTCGAACGATACCACGGCGACCTCGGGGTTGGCGTCCCATGAGCGCGGTCCGTGGATGTGATCCCACAGCTTTGCGAAGCACCGCACGGCGTGCGACGGGGGACCCTCGCGCTCCTCGATGCCGACCGCCGTGATGCTGTGCGGTTCGATGTAGGGCACGTAGTAGAAACCGGGGTCGGCCGTCTCGTAGACGACGCCCTCGGCCACCGCGTCGGCCGCGGTGATGTCCTGCAGCCGCTCGATGTGAATCTCGGTGACGGCGAGCAGGATGCGCGAGCACCACCTCGGCATGTGTATGGGCGGGCGCCCCCTTCCAATCCACGGGATCACTTTCGGGATATCGCCCGGCCATTCCGACCCCACCCACTCGCCGGCGTCGTTCCCCATCGACCCGCCAGCCTCATAGACGATCGTCATGCTCCGGGGCACGAGGTCGCGCGAGACCACGTCGTCGTACTGCTTGCCGACGCGCCAGCTCTCGCGCACCCAGAGGGCGTCGCCCGGCTTGAGTTGGCGCCACGGCGACGAGCGCGCCGCGCCCTTCCAGGCGAGGCGCCTGGTCATGGTCTTGCGGCCCTGAATGAGCCCCTTGACCATCGGCGTCGAGAAGATCGCCGGCAGTTCACTTGTCATCGCGGTCCTCCAACAAACCCGTTGCGGCCATGCGCTCGAGCAGGAACTCTATCGCGATGCCCGTCACGGTCCTCGTGTAGTTTCCGACGCTCATGTGATCGTAGGTCCGTTGGCTTATCCGGAGGGCCCGTTCCTGGGTCGCCTCGTCCCTGGTCATGTCATTTTCCCGTCACCAGGAACGCCAGCAAGGCGAACCCTAGAATCACCCGAACGGCTATTCCGAACTCGTCCAAGTCGTGGGGCCTGATGGCGAGCGCGACCTGGTCGAACCCGGACATGATGGCCAGCGCAATCAACCTCACGTCGACACCGCGGCGCGCCGGTCCCGCTCGCAGCAATAGATTTGGAAGATCGCCTGCTGATTCCTGGCGTCACTCTCCGCGACCCGCTCGAAAGCCTCGCGCGTCGGCTCGTCGCGCCTGCCGGCGAACCAGTCGGCCATCAACAGCACGTCGGCGTATGGCAGGCAAAGGAGCCGCGCGAGGTGAAGGAACGGGAAACTATTGGGGCGCGTTTCAGACATGGCGCTTCTCCCAATCGCCGCACCCGTCGCTCTCGTCGAGCGGCCGTTTCCCGCGCCTGCACGACAAGCCGTGCTGGATGTTGGAGAACTTGCAGGCACCGCACGTTTTCCCCATAACGCGGTCGATCTCGTGCATCACGTGCACAAGGTCGATGGTCTTCACTTGGTCAACGTCGATCATTTCGGCTCCTCTGGCATCGGCGGCTGCCCAATGTATTCCTTCGCCCACCTGTCGAGTTCGGCGGCCAGACCATTTGCTTTGCCGGCATCGGCACCCGTCACCCCCGCGCATAGTTCCGACATGTCGCCGAAGGTGAGCATCCTAGCCAGGATGGCGAACTGGCGCAGGAGCGGTACCTCTTGCCGCGCTTCGATCTCCCGCAGTCCGGCCTCCGCCTCGCGGGAGACCGACGTTTCAAAATCAGAAGAAATGGTCGGTCTGATTTCGGCTAGAGTCACGCGCGGACTTGCCTTGACCTCGCTAGTGCGAATGTGTTGCGGCCTTGCGTCGAAGACTTTGAACTCCTCGTCGCGCTCCTTTGGTACTCGTGCCGGCGTGATGTTCATCAGTATTCCTCCTCATCGTCGTCATGGTGATCGTGGTCGACAGGACGGCCCAACAGCATTCTGCCCGGTGCAACGCGGCTCTTGTTCGCCTCGAACACCGTGACAGCATCGGTGAGGCGCACGCCGAAGATCGCGGCTGGACCGTACCAGTGCGTTTCCCATACCGTGCGCTCTCGGTCGCCGTTAACCGGCACGTCGATGCGGATCATCTTCGACCCGTACCGCTCCTCCTCGCGCGCGAACCCGAAGTGTTGGCGCTGGCCGAATATCTCCAGGTGGACCGGGTCCCAACCCTCGCTGTGGTCATCCTCGATCTTCATGTTCAGCGGCGGCGCTTGTTCAGTCATGATGACCTCGGTGGTGGTAATAACGGAACCATTTTTCCCGTCTCATAGGCATGTGCGATCATCGGCGTGACATGTTCACCGACAGTCTTGCCGTCTGGCATGCGGATATGAGCAAGGAATTCGGATTCAAAGTTGGTTATACCGCTCTCAACAGCTTCGAGCTTTGCCTTGATGACGAGAGCAAGTGCTCGCCAGCGCTGGCGGCATTCCTGCTCCCAAACTTCATATCTCTTGGTGACGTTGCGCATTGAACCGCGGCCATCTCGATCGAATCTCTTATCATTGATATTTGGCAGCGGAAGTTCGAACACGACATGCCTGTTCTTGGCATCAAACGCGATGACGGCCCGGCCCGGAGCATTCATGAAAGCCGTACTCGTGGCGCCGTAGCGTATAACCATGCGCTCAATCTCGCCGCGTGACTTCTCGACGGCGACGGATGTATTTTCGGCGAACTTCGCCATCACGACGCCTCGTGCACGGTCACCGACCCGATGCCGCGGATGGCGGCGAGGAAAGCCTCGCGCTGGTTGTCGCTGTTGAAGTGCACCACTACCGACGAGTAACCTTCCGGCGCCTCACCAGATGATTTCGACAGAAGACGTTCGGCGAGCTTCAGGCGCTCGGCCAGACTCATTTCCAGCAACGTGAACAGCAAGTTTATTGCCAGTGTCCGCATGTCGAGATTATCCGTCTCCTTGTCGGCGCGCGCGAGTGCCAGCACCAGCACGTCGAGAACCGCGCGATCTTCCACTGTGTTCACCAGGGGCATGTCATGTCCTCATGTCGTCGATCGTGGCGTCCAATTCCTCGAGACGGCGCGCCGCCTCCGCTTGCAACGGAGATGCGCCGTACTTGGCGCCGTTCGGATATTGTCCGCGCAGACGCGCGCAGAGCTCGTCCAGCGGCATATCTGGCAAGCTCGCCTCGTAGGCGTCAACACTCCACCGGCTCACCGCAGCGCCTCCGGGAAATCCTTGTGCTCACGGCCGTCAAGTAGACAGCCGTTTGATGTTGGCCGCTGACCACCGTGCTGTTTGAAATGGAAAGCGATATCATTGCGCGCGCATTGGTCACGCAAGCGACGAACGGCGTCAACATCCAGCATGCGATGTTGCGGTCCGCTCTCTCCGCCGCAAATCAACCAGCTTGGACGCGCGTCTCCAATGTCGATGGAACCGAGCAGAGGTTCCGCGGATATGCCGCGCCATGCTGCTGGCGTGCGAGCGAGTTTAGGCCAATCGCGGTCGAATACTTCCTGATTTTCGAGCGTGGTCATCAGACCGACATGCGGCATAGGCCAGTCTGGCGGAAGCATCTTGGTTGCATTCCCGATGCGCTTCGTCAGGATCATCCACCGCAGATTCGTGGTCTTGCGGATTACGTCCCATGCATCGACGCGCCATTCCGTTGGCACTTCGTTGTCGAAAAAGTCAGCGAGTGACGAGCAGAATACCCGCGGCCGATAACCGGTGAGTTCGGCCTGCCGATTCCACTTGAGCGGATCGCCCCATGTTTTGGTGCGACGGCGGGATCCAGTCCAAAGTTCCGGATTGCCGGCGCGTTTAGCCCACGATTCGGCGTAACAATTTTGGCACGCATCGGAAATGGGAGAACATCCCAGCCAAAAGTTTTGCGTGCTGTCACACCAGGAAATTGCACTGTTCTTACCCACGGTAGTTCTCCCAGAAGGCGAGTCTGTCCCGGTGGTGCCGGATGTTGCACGCTCTCAGTTTGTAGACGTTGAGGTGCTCGACGCGGTCCACCCTGACGAACCCGAAAGGCAGGTGCAGCTCCACGTTGGGGGCTGACAGGCTGAGGTGGACGCCGATTGACAGGTCGGCCCACGACGTGTGCCAGAAGTAGCAGCACCATTTCTGTCCCAGCCAACCTATGCGCCGTATTCCCATCAGTCTGGCTCCTTGTCGCGTTGGTTGCGCATCAACCTCGTCATGGTCTTACTCCCGGCTCGTTCTTGCCCTGCGCCCGGCGCTCCTGCTTGCGCCGCTCCGCCCTGTCGGCCTTGTCGAACACGCGCCTGAGCGCGGTCTGCAGATTTTTGGAGTTGGGTACGAACGTGGCGAGCTTTATGTTGTAGGCGCGCGGGTAGATGCCCATCTGGCCGTGAGTGCCCTCGCGAATCTCGTAGTCCTTGAGCGACGCTGCCATCTCACTTCTCCGTTTGGTGCGGCAATATCTTCCAGGCGTCCTCGTCGTTCTCGGACACCTTCTCGGCATCAGTTTTGCGGACATACCAGGTGGCCTCGTCGCGCGAATCCGTCCATCTTGGTCCTTCGGCGCTCCATGTGCGGAACAAATTTTCTGCGGCGTTGGCGATGATCCAGACCTGCATATTCATCCCCTTACTGCTTGGTCGCGACGCTCGCGACCGGCCCGTCGAGCGCGGTGACGATCGCGATGGCCGGTCCATAATGGCGCGTGCGGTATATGATCGGTCCAGCCTTCGACTTCGGCGACTTGACCGCCCGCGGGTGCCTGGACTTGATGGCCCTCACCAGCGCGAGCAACCGGGCTATCGTAAACGTGCCCTCGCGTCTGCGGTCAACACCGCGGTGACGGTTGAATAGGACGACCTGCCACATACGGTCGTTCCCCTTCTTCGGCGCCACCCATCTGTCGCCGTCGTCCAGGTCCGGCAACCGATCGCCCGGGCGCAGCAGCAGGACGTTCGGGGACTTGTCGCGCTTCACGCCCAATCCTCCGGATAGGTGTCGACCGGCGAGGTGAACCATTCGCCATCGACCCATATCCTCCCCTGCACGAACTTGTGGAACGGGATCTTCTGGTGCAGTTGCGCGAGGACCGACCACGGCGACCACACGATCCCGTCGTCGCTCCCGCGCCACTGCATGCGGACGGTATCGCGGTCGATCCTCTCAGCGACTTCGGTGTCGATCATCTCAGTAGTTTACCCAATGCTTGCGCGGGGGCGGTCTGCCAGTGTCCCGGTTGGTATAAATGCCTTCTTGGCCAATGCTCGGTTCGCGATCGTGGAAATCTGCCGGCTGTGATTGAAACTTGCGCTTCGGCACCAGAGACCGTTCCCCATCGACATCGCCGACCGTCACGAGTTCCTCGTTGGCGACGTCGTCCTCATGGGTGCGGGCGATATAGCCGCGGTGCCAGTGCACGGCCAGCTCTGCCTTGACGAGACGTTCTTTCAGCTCGGCGTTCGCATCGGCCAACCCTTTGTTGATCTTCTTTGCCTCGCTGAGTTCATTGCTTCTCTCGTCGTGGCGTTTGGTGAGATATTCGTTGCGCTCGCGCGACTGCGCGAGGTCCGACTTCAGGTCCCTGATCACCACCTCCGGCTTGCGCTCGTCGTGGTGCACCTTGGCGATCTTTGCAGGTTTCATTTTCGTCTACCTTTTCTCAACTGCTTGCCGGAACCCGGGCCGGCATAATGTGGGGTGCGGAGCTGGACGGGCAACCAACCGGTCTTCGGGATGTTCGCCAGCGCATACTTTACGGCGTCGGCGACCTTCTTCTTCTCGACGTGCACGGCCTCAACATCGCTGACGGCCTCACGCACGACGGCCACGATGTTGGCCCTCGACACGCTGGCGAAATAATCCTTCGCGTCGAATTCCTTCGCGCAGCAAATGTTCATGACGTCCGAATCCATGGCCTCACGGATCGCGTCCAGTTGCTTGCCCTCCAGGCCGGCGTCCCAACTGTTGTCCGGTTTGATGCGGTCGGCGGCCACGCGGCATAGGATGGCCGGCAACGTGTGGTTCTGCCTGTCCCACTTCTCCGATGCCATGCGAAGCGCCCGCTGCGTCGCCTTGAGCATTTGCACGCGAAGCCGCTGGTCGAGCGCCTTCGAGACCTCGCCGCCCTCCGCCGCCTTGGCGCGGTCGGCCTGCGCCTTCTTCTTCTGCGCTGGCGTCGCGTCCTTGGCCGCAACCTTCGGCGCGGGCTTCGTGTATCCCGGCGCGACCTCCATGTTGCCGTCGTGGTCTATGCTCACGACGCACCCGAACCCCGCGCGGTCCTTCCGGGGCCACCGGCGCATCGCCGCCGCCGCCTCGATCGCCTCCGCCTCGGCCGCGAACTCGTCGCGCTTATCCATGTCGTCTTCGGTCTGGAGTTCCTGCTCGTCGATGGCGTCCACCTGCTTGGTGATGGCGGCGACGCGCGCTTTCTCGTCCCCAGTTAATTTCACCTCGCGCCGGTTGCGGCCCCACATGTAGGACCGGTCCGCTTCCTCACCCCACACGGCGAACAACCATCCATCCTCATCGACGAGTCGCCTGCATTGCGCAGCCAACTTCTCGTCCGCGCACCTCTTGAGGAGCGCCAGGTCCGAGAACCCGTGGCGATCCTTGAACAGGTCGACCATCACCTTACCGCCGGCGGCCTCGTAGGCTCCGGTGCCGACGAACCTGATGAGGCGCTGGCCGTCGCCGCGCTCGCCGACCAGCTCCCTCCTGACCTGGTACTCCTGGATTCTACCCTCAGAGTTGTTCTTTCCGAGCCGCTTGAGGACCGCCGCCTGCCGTTTCTGGTCGGTGTCCATTGTGAACGTCTGCGCCGTCTCGGCGTCAATGCCGCCGGCGCGCCAAACCTCGCGGACCTCCGGGGCGAGCTTGGAGACGGCGAGCGCCTGCTCGACCTCGCGCGGCTTGATGGAGTAGGCGGCCGCGATCTCCGCGACGGTCTCGCCCGCCTGTATGAGCGCGGCGAACGCGTCGTGTTTGTCGACCGGGTGGAGCGGCGAGCGGATGATGTTGTCGGCGAGCGCGACCTCTATGGGCGTCCCGCAGAGGCGCTCCGCGTCGATGGCCATCACGTGCGAGTGGCCGAGCTCGCGAATGGCCCTCAGCCGGCGGTTGCCGGAGACGACGTATTTAACGGCGTGGTGCGTCTGGAACACGATGGGGACGATCTGGCCCAGCGCTCGAATGCTTTCGCGCAGCGAGGCCACGTCCTCGCGCCCGGCGACCCTGGTGGGTCGGATGCCGCTGTTTGGCGGCGCCTCGTGGTCGTATTTGAACTCGTCGAGGGGATAGAGTCGCGCGAAATCGAGCGTCGCCTGGACGTTCATGTCGTTCTCCTTCGTGTCCCGTTAGGTTTTGTCGGTCTTGCCCGCGGCGTCAACAGCGGCCTGGAGCATCGCCTTCTCCGCCGCCATGTCGGCGACCTGCCGGCGCAGGCGCACGTTCTCGGCCTTGGCGAGAGCAATCATGAGTTGCTCGTTGTTCTGTAACAGGTGTTGTCTGCGGTCATGGCAATACGCGTTCATGGTCACTCTCCGTCCAGCTATGGCGTTTGAGGTTCTCGTTGTCGTCTCCGCGCTTGCTCGGTAGAGGGCGCGTCCAGCCGTCTCGTCTGGATCATCATCGCGCGTGGTTATTCCCTCAATTGGCGACGTCGCGGTCATCCCTCATCTGCCTGAGAATGTACTCGGCGATCCCGGATTCGCTGGTGTCGCGGATTGCGGCCCACGACATTTCGATCTTGAGTATCTTGTCGTCCATCGCGATGGCGAAGGTCACGCTTTCCCCCACGCGGGCCGCCGCGATATTCCCGCCCGGGTCGGCAGCCACTACCTCTCCGCGCTCGGCGGCCTTGAGCATCTTCGCTATTTTCTCGGCCTGCGTTCTCAGGACGCGGAGGGGCGAGCGGAAGATCGTCATGGGCGTCATCCAGACTTGGCGATCCGCCGCCGCTGCAGCTCGTGGTAGGCCGTGTGGCGCACGTCCTCGTTCATGCCCGCCTGCTTGGGTTGGAGTATCCACGACAGGTAGCTGTCGGGAACGTCGGCGATGGGCTTCATGGCATGCTCGCCGAACGTGAGGCGAGGAAGGAACGCCGGCGCCTCGCTCACCCGAGCCATCTCCTCGACAGCCGCGCCCTCCATGATGGCGCGGCGCAGGACGGCGGCGGTGATGATGGCGTCGGGCAGCGCCCGGTGCGGGACCCCGGGATCTTCCGCGAACTTGAGCTTGAGCCAGTACCGCAGCACCGCGTTCTTGTGCACCGGGCAGTCTGGCCAGAGCCACAGGGCTATTTTATAGGTACAGAGCCAAGGGATGGCCGCCGGCCGAAAGAACGAGGAATCAAACTTGGCGACGTGCGCGCAGTAGAAATCCGGAGGGCCGCGCTTGATGTACTCTGCCAGGTCGCCGATCGCCGGCTTCCCCTTGACCATGTCGTCGACAATTCCATGCACGCCGGCCGCCTCGGGCGGGATCGGTACGCCGGGGTCGACGAGCGAGGACCACATCTCGCCGCGTTGAACGACCGTCTGATTGTAGCCGCGGGCCTTTGATTCCTCGGTCGGTTCATTCACCTCCAGGTCGACCGTCGCGACCTCGCAGATGCGGTGCGTGGCGGGGTTGAGCCCGGTGGTCTCGCAGTCGAACACCCTGATGAGCGTCGTCATTTGGAAAGGCCCCATGCTATGCTCTTCGCCGCCGCCGTCCTGCGCCTCGTCCTCTGGCGCTCCCGGGCGGCGACTTCCCGGTCCGGCAGCGCCAAGTTCTGGTCGTCCAACGCGTGCGCCGCGTCCATCCCCCGCATAGCGTCGACGATCACCCGCTTCGTCCCGGGCGGCCGGTGGCGCTTGCGCTTGTTGCCCATGACCATTCGCGGCTCCGCAGGGCGGGGTCTTGTCCAAGTCTACACGCTCCCCATCGCGCCACCACTCCGTCCAGTATTGCGGCGGCTCCTTGCGCGTCCGCCTCGTCCACCCGCAACCTTTTAGGCAGGCGCGGTCGGTGTGGTCGCGCTGCCGGTCGGGCTCTCCCCAGCGGTGCACGCCGTCACCTGCCGACGACTATCGGGTTCCGGTGAACCCACTCGTCCATCCACTCCGAGTAGTACCGCTTCACGGTGACCTCGCTCACGCGGAGCTGCGCGGCGACGTCGCGCGTGCGCCTGTGCTCCACGTACCCCTTGAGGATCACGGCGATCTTGTCGGCGTCCAATTTCAACTTCGACGTCTGGCCCCTTCTGTGGCGTGCGCCGCTCCTGGTTCCCATCACGCTGCCCCCTTGATCCTGGCCTCGGCCTCGGCCCGGAGGTTGAACGCCGCCCTGAGCTGCTCCTCGTTCAGGGGTCCCGTGCTCAGGGCGTTGCGCAGGTTGCGCTCCCTGGCCCAGCGGTCGGCGATGTCTGTGAGGCTCGTGGCCGCAGCGACCCACCGGCCGAAGTAGGCGACGTACTCGTCCCCCGTCTTGCGGCCGGGGTTGTCGAACACCTCTGCGCCCGGGCCCGGGGCGATCTCGGCGGCCGCGGGAGGGTCGGCCTTCTTCGGTTTCCTGGCCTTGCCGCCTTCGCCGGCCGGCTTCAGGGCGTCCTGGCTATCCGAGGGCGTGTCCTTCGCCGCCCGGTTGTCCGGCTCTCCGGCGGCCTGTTTCCCGGCCGCGGCGACCCCTTCTGGGGGCAGGTCGGATTTCGCCGGCTCGCTTGGGGTCCGCGGTTGCCTGTCTTGGCCGTCCACCTGCTCGCCGGGGTCGGGCTCGTCTTCCCGGCGACTCGCGGCGGCCGGGGGCTGAGGCCCGGTCGCCGCGCCGTTGCCTGCCGGGGGGGGCGGAGTGGAACGACCGGCAGGTACCCTGTCTTTGCTCGCGGCGGTTTCGGCTTCGCCGTCCTCCCCGTCGCCGGCCTCCTCGCCGGCCATCGGGCTGGTGGTGCCGGACGTCGGCGGGAACGCCTCGTCCCAGGTTTGGAAACCGTCGGCTATCGTCTTCATGGTGGAGATGACGGCGGCGACGTCCGATACGAGCCACCGGTCGCAGGTCCTTCCGAGGATTCTTTCGACGCGCCCCAATTCTATGTTCGCGCGGTTGAGGCCCGACACGACGTCGTCCCTCCACCTCAGAAGGTCCTTGCCGATCTTGTCCGTCAGCGAGCGCTTGGCCTCGTGCATGGCGAAGTCGCACCATGTTTGCAGCGCGTGTCTCACCACGTTGCGCTGCGACTTGGACTGACCGATCTGGAAGGCGATGTCTTCCTGCCTGCCGATGTCCATCTTCTTGCTCTGGCGTTGGCTCTTGCGCTGGTTGTATTGGAGTTCGCGGGTGGTTCCGGTCTCGTAGTCCGTGAAGGACGAGTAGAACCGCCAGTGCGTGGACGTCTCCTCCATATGCGGTGTCCCGAGGTAGCAGTTGCCGTAGATCGTCACGAGGTCGTCGACGAGCTTGATGGACGGCCCCTCGACCCATTCCGTCTTGCCCCCATCGCCCTTGACCGGCCAGCTGTAGTACCAGTTCTTCCCTGCCATCGCCGCCGCGGTCACGAGCCTGAGCTTCACGCGCTCCTCGTCCCGGTAGACGGCGACCTTCTGCGCGCCGAACACGCGGGAGGCGGGGGATTGGAACGAGATCTCCGGCAATCGCTCCTCGTCCTGCCCGCGCCGCCCCGACTCCACGAACGTGGTCATCGCCTGGCGGCTGTCGCGGTCCATGGCGTCCGCGAAGCTATCGTCGTCGAGCGGTCTCGGTGTCGTTGCCACTGTGGTCTCCTCGTCGAGGGTTTGAGAAACTGGCCGGAGGGCGGCCCTTGTCATTGGGGCCATTCGGTCTGACTTCACCGCGCGCGTTCTCCCTTTGGGAGCTCGCCCCTCCGCTCGAGATTATTTAAGCGCCGGCGCTGGCCGCGCAGTCAACAGTGGCGCCGCCGCCCCATGCGCCGCTCATGCATCGGTATGTTTGAAACGGCGGCTCCGCCGACCTGAGCATGTACCGGCCGATGGCGTTGGCGACGGTGTTGTCCATGCGGACCTCGTCCATCGAGACCGTGCCGGGCTCGCTCGCGTCGTGGAAAGTCACTCGCGCGATGATGGGCGGCAACCCGTTGGCGCCGCGTTTCCTCTTGTGCGCCGACACCCTGAGCGTCCCCTCGCGGCCCGGCCACCCGAAGTACCGCGTCTCGCTGATGGCGGATTGGTAACGCAGCTCAAATCCCGCCGCCCGGATCATCGCCGAGGCGATTTCGCACGCCTCGAAGACGCTCATGAGCTTCGGCGGATTGCCATGCCGGCGACGGGAGCTCATGTCTCCTCCCGCAGAACCTCGACGCGCACGCGCACCACCCGGGATTGCCGGTCCTCGTTACTCTCGCCGATGTTGGCGATCCTGGACTTCATGAACGCCATGCTGAGCTTGACGTCGGGGGACAGCACGTCGACCGCGCCGTCGGCGAAGGCGATCGCGGTCCTCTCGACGGATACACCTATCGACAGTCGGGACATCGATGTTCAAAATCTCCGAGTTTATTGCGGTGCGCTCTCCATCCAGCCTCTTTGGCGTCGCCCCAGCATTCTTGAAAGTCTCGCCTCTCCGATCCGCGACCAAGTTTTGGTGGTACCCACACCTCTCCGCAGGCATCACACGAGAATTCGAATCCACCTCTGATCTGGGAGGAGCTCATCGAGTATTCTCTGGCATCGGATTCTGATCGATGGGGTGCGGCCATTGCATGGGTGACAGAATGGTCGCCCCCAGAAAGCAATCGATGTCTCCATCCAACGTGGATGCTAGCGGGCGCGTGATGCCTGTGCGCAAGTCCTTGGCGGTTCCCCTGCTCAAATCTAATTTCTGACCTGCAACTCCCAACTCATCTCATTCCCCACATGAACTTGGCCTGCTTGAACGCGCGCGCGGTCCGCAACACGATCGTCGTGAACTTATCGACCGTCTCCTGATTCTGCGGCTCGCCGTCGAACCTCGCGTCGCACCCGTCGCCGGCGCCGATGATCAACTTCGCGGCCGCGGACATCTCCGGTGTAGAGGCGGTGACGAGGCCGCACGAGGACTTCAGGTCGTCATCTATGCCGAGCGCGGGGCAGGGGCCCTCGATGCGCCCGAACACGTGCTGGCCCAGGGCGCAGAGCGACGCTATGCAGCACAGGCCGCAACCGTTGCAAGGGGCGCCATAAACCGGCTTGTTGTCGAGCGCGCCCATCGGCGCCAGGAACGATCTGGTCGCCGTCACCACCCGAACTCCCCGCCCGGGAAATCGGACATCACCACCTTGCGGACCGGCTCGATTGTCGACCATCCCCCGGGCGCGTGGAACTTGTCGAGGTGCGCTGGGTACCGGGCCAACGCCGAGTCGACGTGGTCGCGCCACAACTCTATCAGGGGATCGGTCGAGTCGAAGAAGGTGGACCAGGTGGTGGCCGGCGGCTCCTTCTGCAGGAACACGAACTGGAAGGCAGAATTCCCCCCCTTGGCGGCGACCTTGTCGAGGTAGTCGAGGACCGCTTTGGGGCCGTCCTTCCTGGACAGCGCCTCGCCCGTGGCGCCGTCGTAGACGCACCCGTTCTTGAGCAGCGCCGGCAGACGCGATCGGCCATCGAGGTAATGCGCCGCCTGCATGCCGTATTGACGGTATTTGATGTCGTAGAGGCAGGCCTCTTCGAGGTTCTTGTGGCGCTCGTTGGCGATGGTCTTGAGGTCGCCGACCCCGTTGAGCTTGAGCTTGTCGAACCTGCACTTCAGCCGGAACCCGTCGCGCTCCCAGAACACCGATACCTCGGACAGGCCGCCCAGCATGCAGCCGGCGAGGTCGGGGTTCCCGTCGATGATCTTGAGCGAGTCGACGCACAGGTCGTAGTCCTCGGCCGGGAGTATCTCCATGAACGGGTATTCGGCCTTGAGCGCCTTCGTCATCTTGCTCTTGTCCCCCGTGGACATGTCCGCGTACTCGCCCGGCCGGCGGTGGTAGGCGGCGTTGAAGGCGTCGCGCCCGTCGAGGACCAGCATGTGCATGGCGGTGCCGAGCACGGTGGCGGGCGTGTCCTGGTGGACGAACTTGATGCCGCGCCGGAGCGCCCTGATATCAGTCGAGCCCAACGCCTCGTCCCCGTGGTATTCGTCGGCCGGGAGGCCGATGTAGATGCCTGGCGCGTGCGCCCTCGGCGTGGTCCGCTCCGGGGGCGGCGTCGTTGCGGTCGTTGCGTCCATGGCACGTTCCTCCGTTAACGATTCTGTGAATCTGGACTGGATGCTTGACTTGCGCGGATGGCGCCACTTGAGCTTCGCGCGCCACCCGTACCGTGCCCGGTGCGTCATTAGCGACCGTAGAACCCGTATCCTCCGCGGTTCCCCCAACCGCGCCACACGCTGTAGCCCATGCGCCAGTTGTTCGAGCGCGGATACGACGCGGTCGGCCCCCAATTGCGGTAGCAGCCGGCGCAGCGCCACTGGGCGCAAGCTTCGTGAGTTGCGAACAAGCTCATCACCACAAACCAAACGACGAATAGTTTCCGACTAACCGACATCAGGTCTTCTCCTCTTGTTTACGCGTCGACACTTTGTCCCGAATTGGCGCCGCGTCAACAGCCTCGCATCACTGCATAGTTTCCATTGTCGGGTTGGTCTTGAGGTTGTCCATCTCGAACTGGACGGCGGCGCTGAAGTTCTCGACGATCGTCACGACCAGGTCGACGCGCGTCTCCTCGTCGACCGTTTGCGCCACCATCTTCGCCAGCAGAAACACCAGCACGGCGCCGGCCTCCTCGCCCCTGATTGACCCGGTCGCGACGGCGTCCCTCAGCATCGCCGCGATGTCGGTCTTTAGGACCTGCATTCCCTCAACGCTCATGCTTTCCTCCTGCGGTCTTTGGCGGCCCTGGCCCGGACCGCCTTCCTCGTGGTGCTCAGCGCGACCTCGGCGCGCGCGATGATGCCGGCGAGGTCATGCCACGCGTCGCCGCCGTCGGTGCGCTCGGCGCCGGCCGCTGTGACCTCGCCGTTGAGGTAGGCGTCGCAGAAAGCGTCGTGGCTCAGGTTGCGGGAGAGGATGACCTCGTCCTGCTTGGTGGCGTCGCGGTACCATCTCATCACCTCGCGCAGCAAGCCCGCGAGCTCGGCTACCTCGGCGGCCTCGGCGGTGCTCACGGCGACACCTCGGCGAGGATCGCGACTGCCGCGTCGTGCGCCGCCTTGATGCATTCGGCGCACACCTTGGGGTCGTTCTCATTGCGGCCGATGCGGACCAGTTTGCGGTGATACTTCCAACAGGAGGTGCAAAGCAATTTGGTCCACGACACGTTGCCTATGACCTCGTCGACGGCCTCGGCGCTGGGGTTGGAGCCGAGCGCCACGAGCCTGCGGTGGACGATCTCAGTGTCGCCGTGTTGAGCCTGATTCCACCGGCCCGTCGCCTTGTTGAAGTATTGCTTGCGCCACCTGTCGGCGACGCGGTCGTGGCTCGCCACCTCGATCGTGACGACGTTGGCGTTGCTCTCAGGTTTCCCGCTCATGAATTCTGCCTTTCCACTTCAAGACCCCACTCGATGAGGTCGCGCGCCTTCTGGGAGAAACTGACGTTCTCGCGCGCCGCCAGTTCCCTGACCTGGTCGAACGTCTCGCGGTCGAGGCGCACCACGATCTGCGGATGCAAATGTTCCTTATCGTCCCTACGGAAGGAACCAGCGGCGGGTTGGCGCTTCATGACGTTGCCTCATGGGCAGCGATCCGCCGTTGCCTACATTCGTTGATGTTCCCTCCACGTTGACCAGCAGGTGTTTCAACCGCAGCGGCGACGGACCATCCGAGTCTTCGGATACGCGTGGACGCCGTCGTGGCATCAACAATATTTCCTGCCGCTCTAACGGCAGATGAGATGTTCATCTCTCTGCCACGATATACGATGTCCACGCAGTTTCTGGTGTTCGACCCTTGCTCCAATATTGTCGCCCATCGGCAATTGGCTAGCTCGTAGTTCCCGTCCTTGTCCGGGTATCGGTCGATGGTGTGCTGCGGCGATGGACACTGTCCCATATCAGCGAGGAACGCCTCGAACGATCGGCGCCACCGGTCGCAGATCTAGATTCCTCGACCGCCATACCAAGGATAATTGGCCGACTTGGGATTGCCGCAACGCGTGATGATCCCTATCCAAATACGATATTCTCGCGTCTTGGCGCCACGGTGAGCGTGACCGTGCTTTTCGGCGGTCATGATTTTAGCTCACCATCCTCAATAACAAAACCGACTTCCCCGGTTTCGTCTACTTTCTCAATCCAGACCTGATACTGTCGACTCTCCGCCATCGCCGCGAGGATGCCGAGCGACTTCCTGTCGAGGTTCGACCCCTCGTAGCAGCGGATGACGCGCAGCTCCGGGTTCTCGGCCATCGCGACCGACGCCGACACCACGAGCTTCTCGGCGTGCGAAGCGTCGGCGAACGGGATGCCCTTGTAGAGCACGACCCCGTCGCCGAGCGTGAGCTCCGGCACCGGCATCGAGGCCGCCGCGATGGCGTTGCGCTTGGCTGCGTCCAGCGCCTCGATCTCGCGGGTTATGGTCTCGGACTCCGACCTGGCGGCGCTGGCCTCGGCCTGTTTGTGTTCGCGGCGCTCGTGAACCGCGATGATGTTCTTGACGTCCTCGGCCCTGGCGATCTCGGCGCGCAGCGCGATGAGGTCCTTCATGTCGGGGAGCGGGGCCAGCGCGGCCAGGATCGTCTCCTCGGAGTTCGCCCGCTTGTCGATGGTCGCCGCCCGGGCGCGCAGCTGCTCAGCCTCGTCCCTCCAGCGCTCAACCTGGTTCCTGCTTTCCAGGCGCTGGCGCGCCGCGGAGGTTACCCTCGCGTTGGCCTCGGCGCCCTTCTGCAGTTCGTCCACGGCGGCGGATACGTCGACCGGCTTCGGCTTCGGGCCCGGCGGAAAGCCCGCCGTCTGGATCGAAGCTTCGGCCGCGTGCGTGCGCCGGTTGACCGCCGTGCGCTCGTCGTAGAGCCTCTTGCGCTCTGAGGCGTTGGCGTCGAAGTCGAACCCCGTCACGAAGGCCGAGAGGACGCCGAACTGGTCCTTGGGGCCCATCCTGGAGAACTCAAGCGGGTCGAACGACATCGACCCGACGAGGGCGTCGAGCATGGCCTGCGGGGATCTCCTCACCTCGGCGCCGTCGGCCTGGACGACCTTGAGGTCCATCGTGACGTCGCCCTGCTTGTCCCTGCGGAACGTGCGGGTGACCACCAACTTCGTCTCGCCCGCGTCGTTGCCGCACGTGACCTTGATGTGGCCCCGCTCCTCGCCCCTGCGGACCGGCTCGATGACGCCGCACCTGCCCTTGAACGCCATCCACATCGCGTCGAGCGTCGAGGTCTTGCCCTCGCCGTTCGCGCCCGTGACCTCCACGAGCGACCCGTCCGGCCGGATCGTCACCGCCCGGATCCGCTTGATGCCCTCGACCTGCAACTCGATGATCTTCATGCGCCGCTCCTTTGGTTCGCGCCGACGTTATTGTCACCCGTCGCGGGGCGTCAACAGCGGGCAAGCGCGCTCGAAGAAAGCTTCCATTCCGCCAGCGACAACCGCCCGACGGGCCCCAGAGACATCGCCAGGGACATGTCGCCGGAAAATAAAAATTAACGTTTGATTTCAACAGAGACAATGTCCCTGGGAATCCCAGAGACATCGCCAGGGACATGTCTCTGAGGGATGTCCCTGGCGTCTCCGCCATATAAAGAACGCGCGCGGCCTCTTGCTCTGCAAAGAAAGCAAGACAGGGACCGCAAGGTCCCCCTGTCTCTGTGACTCGTGGCTGCGTTGTCCCTGGACTTGTCGCCGGGACTCGCCTTCGGCGGCCCGGCTGTTGACGCCGAGTCCGAAAGGCACGTAGCGTCCAAATCCAAGTTGGTAAGCCAGCTTTTTATAAGGGGAGACCGCGATCTTGCCGAAGGGAAAACAGGGGGCGCCGCCCCCGCAATGCGCCGGCGCGCCGGGGCCGGTCACGAGGACGCTCGCGGCCGAGCTGCTGCTGGTTGCGAGGGCCTACGGCGAAGCGACCGGGTACAGCCCGTCGACCGTGGGCAGGTACGCCGTCGGCAGGACGAGCTTCTTCGACGAGCTGGAGCAGAACCCCAACGTGCTGCGCACCGAGATGTTCGACCGGGCGATGGGCTTCTTCTCCGACCGGTGGGAGCGCGACGTGCGCAGGGCGTGGCCGAGGCGCAGCGCGAACAGGCCGCCGCCGAGGAGGATCATGGCAGCGCCGAAGAAGCCGGCGCAGCAGCGCGGGGGCGCCAGCGCCGCCTGAGCAATGAACACCACACGCAAGTTTTTTTGAACCCAGCAATGGAGTTTTGACATGGCGAAGAAGGCGGCTGCGGGAACCTCGAAACCGGCGAGGAAGAAGGCGCCGAAGGCCGCGCCGGTTCCATCGGCCGACGGCATGGTGACGAACGGCCACAACGGCAGGCCGGACGCCGACGCGGTGCAGGCGAACTTCCACCAGCATCGCGGCACGTGGAACGAGTGGCAGGCCAAGCGCAAGGTCCTCGACAAGATCGAGAATGACCTGAAGGCGGCGCTCAAGGCGGACGGGTTCTTCGTGAAGGAGTTCGAGGTCGCCGACGCGCTCGCCGGCCCGGCGAAGAAGGCGCTGAAGGTCCGCGCCGAGGTCGAGCTGCGGCTCCGCGTGGCGAAGTGGATGGGCCACCCGATGTCGAACCAGTTCGACCTGTTCGCCCAGCCGCCGAGGGCGACGAGCGTAGACGAGGCATACGCGCACGGCGTACGCGACTGCCAGGAGGGCAAGATAGCCGGCGCGTCGTACCCCCCGGACAGCGAGAACGGGCAGGCCTACCTCGCCGGCTACCACGACGAGACCGCGCGGCGCGTGCGCGAGGGCATCCAGAAGACCGAGGCCGACGAGGGCGACGCTGGCGCGCGAACGGCCTGTGGCAACGACGACGCGTCGGCCTCGGAGGCGGAGCACGGCCACGTGGACGGGGTCGAAGACGACGGGCCCGCGGCCGGGTTCGGGGCGTCGCGGCTGCCGCCGGCGGCGCAGGCGGAGGATGAACTCTGATGAGCAATGGCCTCGTCAAATATGATGCGATGGTCCGCGCCATCGCGATCACCTATAAAGTAGACGAGGTGAAGGATATTCGCGACAAAGCATTAGCTTTGGAGATGTATTCACGTCTTGCCCACAATACCGAAAACGAACGTCGAGCTTGCGAGATCAGATTACGAGCCGAACGCAAGGCAGGGCAATTGTCGGCGAAACTCAATCGTTCAAATCCTGGAAAACGCAAAAAGGATTTAGGGTCCGCTGTGGTCCCTAAATCAAAAAAACTCCACGATGCAGGGATTTCACCAAGGCAGGCTAAGGCTTGGGAAAAACTCGCCGCCGTTCCCGATCAACAATTCGAAGCGGCATTGAATTCTGCGACTAAGCCGACCACGAATGGAATCATCGCTAGCGCAACGCCACCGAAACAAAATCTAGTCGACGAGAAAGCGCTATGGTTGTGGGGAAGACTGCGAGATTTCGAGCGTGATGCACCGCTAGATCGTTCGCCGTGCGATTTGTTTGAGACGATGACAGGGGCTATGCGTTCCGACGTCATCAGGTTGGCGCCATTGATAGCTGCATGGCTCAGACGCGTAGAGGAATACGACCATGACTAAAGAGGGTGAACAAGCGGCGGCGGTGATCTCGCGTATCATCAACAAAAGAAACGACCAACTTAAAATCAGTCCAGCGTGGGTCGCTACCGAAGCTATGCGCGACCTCAAAGCTTTGCGGTTGCGAAAAAATAATCCAATCGTTTATGACCTCGCGCATCAATCAGCACGTCAAATTGCAAGACGTTTGTTGGCCGAAATGTTCGATCCTGCGTCAACGGAAGCTCCTGATTCCAAACAAGGTGAATTTTTCGAAGGACTTCAACAGCGATATCCGGCAGCAAGAATGGGATTGGGAGGTGAAGAACCAACCTATGTATTGCGCGACTCCATGACTGACGAAGATGTCGATTTCAACGTCGGGCGAATGAGACGACAGAGCGCGGCTCTTGCCAAACATGCTGATACGTTGGAGGCGTGGAATCTTAACCGACGGGCAGCAGCGTAATGCTCGACGCGACCGTCCGCTCCCACCTGCCGGCGACGAAGCGCGAACCCGACGTCGTCGTGTACCTTCCGGGCCCACCGAAGGGGAAGGGGGCGCCGCGCGCCGGCATCCTCAAGGCTAACCCTGCCAAAGGACGATTCCAAGATCGCGCCATGGCGTTCCAGGATACAAGCACTCGCAGTTATGAGGCCGAGGTGAAGTTCGCCGGCGAGAAGGCGATGGCCGGCCGATCCGTGTTCGCCGAGTGCATGCTGCGTTGTCGGCTCACTGCGGTGTTCGCGGTGCCACCTAGCAAGTCGGGCAGGTTTCGCGAGCAGGCCCTCGGCGGCATCCTGCGGCCGATCGTCAAGCCGGACGACGACAATTTGCTGAAGATAAGGGACGCGCTCAAAGGCATCGTGTTCCATGACGACAACCTTTTCGTCGAGAGCGTCGTGAGAAAATTCTACGGCGCCAACCCATGCTGGCAGTTCGAGTGCTGGGTCATTACTGGCTTGCTGTTTTGAGGCGCTGTTGACGTGACGAGACGCGAACGGCTTTTTAACCTCGGTGAAAAAATGAGACGCGAGGGCAACATGAGCGATTCGGGTCAAGAGGCGGTCAGGTCTGGGAACGTCCTTCACGAGATGGTGGCAACCACGTTCAGGTGCCGCAACGTTCCTGTGATCGATTATGGATCTGGCAACGGCGACACCAGGGACATGTTCTCGAAGAAGGTGCTGGTGAGGGACGATCCCTACACGTCGATCTACGGGTGCAAGACGAAGAGCGACTTCGTGTTCGCAGCCGATAGCGTCGCTTTGTTGCGCATCGAATGCGTGGCGCAGCACAGCACCGGCACCGTGGACGAGAAGTTCCCCTACCTGTTCCACAACGCTAAGGACGCCATGCCGGAGCGACATGTTTGGATTATTCTCGACGGCAACGGTATGAGGCCGGGAGCGCGGTCATGGCTCAAACGGCAGGTCGGGTCAGGATTCCCCTCAAAGGAAATACGAGTCCTCAGCGTGGCCGAGGCGCAGGCGGAAATCAAAAAACTGATTGACCTGGGACATCCATGAGCGACATCTTCGGTGGCCTTCCGAGGAGACACTTCGGGGCGATATTAGTTGATCCTCCTTGGACCTTCGCAGCCTACAGCGGCAAGGGAAAAAAGCGCAGCGCCGAGCGTTACTACGACACGATGACGACGGCGCAGGTGGCCGCGATGCCGGTTGGCGACTTGGCCGCGGACGATTGTTGCCTGTTTGTGTGGGTCTCATGGCCCCATCTTCCCGACGCGTTTGAGTTAATGCGGACCTGGGGGTTCGACTACAAGACGTGCGGCTTCGATTGGATGAAAGTCCGCGGCGCCGACATGTCGTGCGATTACCCCGAGCCGACGATAAGCTTGGGGTATTGGACGAGGACCAACAGCGAACCTTGTCTTCTGGCCACGCGCGGGAACCCGAAGCGCAGGAACCGCGGCGTGCGCATGGGCATCATCGAGCCCAGGCGCGAGCATTCCCGCAAACCTGACTGCGTTCGCGACCGCATCATGCGGCTCGTCGACGGACCTTACTTGGAGCTTTTCGCGCGGAGCGAGGCGACCGGGTGGACGTCGTGGGGCAACGAGGTCGGGAAGTTCAGGCAGGCCGCCGAGTGATGTTGACGCCGAGGCGCCGTCCGGCCGTTAATCGTGCCTCGAAAACAGCGCAGCACCCGGCCGGATGATAGATGCGATTCCAGGACAGCTTCGTCGAGGAGATACGGCAGCGGCTCGGGCGTTTGGCTCGTAGGCGGAATTTTGTCTTGGCTCTTGCCCGCCATCGCGGCGTCGTGGGCGGAAGTCCTCGCGCTCACGTTCATCCCCCCACCGTCGGCGAGCGGCCCCACACGAGCACGCTGTGCACGTTGGCAGCGCCCGAAAGGTTGTGCGTCATCGCGAGTTCGGCGCCCGCGCCTTGACGCTGACGCTCGACCTTGTTCTGGAACTGCCACAGGACTTCGCACGTCTGGGAGACGCCCGTGGCGCCGAGCGGGTGGCCCATACCGAGGAGCCCTCCGCGCGTGTTGAACGGAATTTTACCGCCGATGTACGGGTTGCCCTCCTCGATGAATTTCCCGCCCTCGCCTTTCTTGCAGAAGCCGAGGTCCTCGTACTCGATGATCTCGGAGATCGAGAAGCAGTCGTGGCTCTCGACGAAGCTGAGGTCGAGGGGCTCGACGCGAGCCATCTTGTAGGCTTCCCGCGAGG